CGCTTGCGGCTGCGCACCCCATGCCGGCGTGGGCGCCTGCCAGCCCGGCGCCGGCGCGCTCGTGGCTTTACGCGGCGGGGCGTTGACGGGCTCCGGGGGCACGGTTTCGCCGCGCATGATCGGGGCATGCTGCGGCTCGTCGGGCAGAACGACGTTCGCGATCCGGTTCTGGTCGCGGTATTGCGGGTTGGAGGCGGGCTCCACCATGATGCGTGCGGCAAAGACGATGCCGTCGAGATGCTTGAGCCCGGGCAGCACCCGCTTGGCCTTGGCGTCCGGGCTTTCGTCCCTGGGATCGAGCCCGAGAGCGCTGTCGACCATCGCCCGAAAGGTGGATTTCGAGATCTTCCAGCCGATCGACTGGCCCTTCTCGTCGACCTTGCCGCCCGCCACGGTGAAGCTCTGCCAGAACTTCCGCCGGGCATGCGGGCCCTCGAGGATGGTGAACTCGCAGTCCAGCATCTTCGCATCGCTCGACTGCGAGGCCTTCAGGAGCTTGGCGTCCATCGGGGTGGCGCCGTCGACACCGCCGGGGCGCACGGTCAGACGGACCTTGGCGAAGGTGCCGTCGGGGATCAGCTCGCCGATGGGGGCCATCTGCGGCTGGGCGTCGTTGAGATCGTAGCTCATGGATCTGTCCTTTGCGTCTGGATCAGGAAGGGGTGGCGGTGTGGGCGGGTGCACGGCCGTCGATCTTGGCGATCAGCGCGCCGAGATCGGGCGCCTCGGTCACATCGAGGCGGCCGGAGCGGTCCTTGGCGGGAAGGCCCCAGGGATTGCCGGAGCGGCAGACGAGGCGGCGCTCGGCGGAGTTTTCGTCGAGGGTCCAGTCGCCCTTGGCGTCGCGGCCGAAGAGTTGCATCGAGACCACCTGATCGACGATGCCCGGCAACTCGCGCCCGGCCTTGGTGCCCTCCATCTGCGGCTGCCAGGTCGCCGTGCCGAACTCGTCGGTCACCTTCTCGAGCACGCCGACGAAGATCACCGTCTTGCCGCGGGCATGCTGGAGATGCTTCAGCGCCTGGATCACCTCGCGCCCCAGAAGCCCGTAGGCGCCGCGGACATCCGGCTTGCCGGTCCGCTCGGAGAAGGCCTCGGGCTGCTGGCGGGCATAGGCCATGGCCTGCCGCGTCAGGTCGGTGATCGAGTCGACGAAGACGATCCGTTTCCGGGCGAGAAAGTCCTCGATGCCGGTGCCGAGATACTGCTGCTGCAGCCAGGCGTGATACTCGGCGCCGTACCAGGACTTCGGATGCTGGGCCGGGTCGTGCCCGCCGATCAGTACGGCGAGGTCGCGGAAATCGGTGAAGCTGCGCACCGGGATCGAGTCCCCGCGCCAGTCCTGCACCGACTTCATGCCGGCCTCGAGGTCGAGGCAGACCGTCTCCTCGGCGGGCAGCGTCTTCAGGAGCGTCGTCTTGCCGACGCCGGGCGGGCCGAAGATGGCGAGGGACGTCTTGTTCTCGGTGGCCGAGAGCCGTTCGTCGGCGGTGATGATGCGGAAGGCCATGGGGTTCTCCGGAGGTTGCGTTCAGGGTGCGCGGCGGCGGGGGTGACCGGGTGCCGAAGGGGAACCTGCCCGGCGTTGCCGCGCGGGCGTCCCGCCGCGCGCGTCACCGGTCTCGAGCCTCGAGCCGGAAGACAGGTTTGCCGGTGGTCTCGCTGCGCGCGTCCGCGAAGCCCTCGCGCATCGCCGCGGGCCAGGCGCCGAAGCGCCGCTCGGGCACGCGGTAGGCGATCTCGAGATACTCGGTCGGATCGTCGCCGGCGGCGCGGATGCGCTCGGCCATCGCGGCGAGGCGGTCCTGATCCCAGGAGATCTTCTTGGGCAGGTCCGCGACGATCACGACGCCCTCGTCCTCGACCCGCACCGTGCCGCTGGTCTTGCCCTGCGCGGCCCGCTCGGCCGCGGCGGCGGCCTCGTAGCGCTGCGCGATGCCGGCCTCGAGCCGGTCCCGCAGCCGCTTCACGCGGGCGGTCTCGGCGAGCGCCGTCGTCTGCAGATCCAGCAGCATCTCAGGCGGCAGCGCCGCGATGTCGCCGAGGGCGAGACCTTCGAGATCAATGAGGCGGGGGGCATTGTCGGGGTGCGGCATGGCGGGGTCTCCGTTGGAAGGGAATGGCAGGGCCATCAGGCGGCGCGCTCTTCGACGAGCAGCGCCGAGAGCGAGGCGGTGGCGGCCTTCGGTCTGGGCCGGGCGACGGCGATGTAGGCGAAGCGGTCGGGGCCCACGCGCTCCTGCACGAGGTGGACGAGGCCCTTCTCGAAGGCGCCCAGCGCGGCCTGACCGAGGTCGGCGAGCTGGCGGCGCTCGGGCTCCGGCAGGGTCGAGATCACCGGCGTTACATCGATCCCGAGAAAGCCGCGGTGATACTCGATCCGGGCGCCAGCTTCGGCCTGCGCAATCCAGGCGTAGAGCTCGACATCGCTGAGCTTCGGCGTCGCCACGCGGGCGCCAATCGGGGTTGCGGCGACCATCAGCATGCCCGTGCGGCCCGCGCCGGGTCCGCAGTCAGCCGACGCGGCGAATGACCGACGCGCGCGACCGCCTCGCTGATTTTCAGGGCACGCTGCAGCTGGCTCTGCTCGAAGGCTTCGATGTCGGCGAGCCGGTAGAGCACGCGTCCGCCGAGCTTGAGGAAGGCCGGCCCCTGGCCGTTGTAGCGCCAGCGTTCCAGCGTCCGGTGGGAGATCCCCCAGCGCCGGGCCAGCTCCTTCTGGTTCAGGCAATGCCTCTGCAGCATCGGTGTCTCCTCTCGTTGTCGAGGAGACCATGCGTAATTCCGCTGTGGGATGTCGTCAGGATCGGCGGGGGATGCAGAGGGGGATCAGTCTGGCCTTGCAGGACTGACGTTTGGCCGCTGGCGGGGCGCCGTCATCCCCTACCATCCCTCACTCGTCCCCCTCCCGATCCCACAGGGGACCGGGCGGAAGGGGATCGGTCAGTCGAGATTCAGACGGTAGCCGCCCCGCCGGTCGGAGCGGATCAGATGCCGCCAGTCCTTCTGCGACTTGAAGACGTCGGCCATGCGGAGGCTCTTCGAGCCGGCGCGCGACAGGATCGCCTTGCCGTTCTGCCAGGGGGCACCGGCCTGCGCTGCCTCGTGCAGCGCGCGCACCACCTCCGCCTGGATCGGGCCCAGCTTGAACCGGCAGCCGTTGCAGCGGACCTCGAGATAGTCGGCCGAGTGGATGAAGGTGGCCTCTTCCATCGGCTGGCCGCCCGGCGAGAACCCGGTCTCGACCTCGAAACGGTCGCGTTCATCGCGCCTTAGAAGGAGGTCGCCGATCATGACGAGGACGGGCTGCGCATCGCCCCAGGTCTCCGCGTAATCGGCGCTCGGCGTTCGAAAGCTCTCGAGATGGACCTCGCCGCACCGGAAGAGCTGGAACACATCGCGGGCGTGGAGATCGAGCAGACCGCTGTAGTAGCTCTGCTCCCACGGTACCTTGAAGGGCTCGCCTCGCGTGTCCTCGTCGATGTCGCCGAACTCCATTGGTGCGCCGAAGACGCGCACCGACAGGCGGAGCTTGTCGTTCTCGGCGAGGTAGATCAGGTCGGCCTCGGTGATTTGCCACCGCTCGAGGATCTCGGGGAGCGTGAAGTACGATTTGTCGATATGCATTCACTGCCCTCCGCGCCGATTCCCGTGTAAGATGTTTACCTTCTGTTCTTATTCTCTTGACGGGCTTCGATCAATCCGATTTTATCCTATTTCATCCACAGTTGGGTGGGGATGACATGACCGAGCACCACACGCTTTCCGACCGCCTCAGAGCCCGGGCCAACCAGCTCGGCATCAGTCCCGCCCACGTCGCCGAGATGGCCGGGGTGAACCGTTCGTTCGTCTACGACATCCTCCGCGGGCGCTCGACCCGCCCCGGCATCGACAAGCTGGCGGAGGTCGCGCGCGTCCTGAAGGTCGATCGCGACTGGCTGATCCACGGGATTGGCGATGTCGAGGGCACACCGCCCTTCATCGAGAACCCGGACGAGACTTTCGTCTCGATCGCGCATGCGAGCCCCCGCCCGTCGATGGGCGGCGGGGCCGTGGTGGAGGACCATGGCGACACCGCCGGCCGCGCCTACCACTTCCGGCGCTCCTGGATCCGGAGCAGCCTCAAGGCCAGCCCGTCGCAGCTGCGCATCATGCATGTGGAGGGCGACAGCATGGCGCCAACGCTGCTCGACGGCGACACGGTCCTCGTGGACATGACGCGCCGGGCTCCGAACCCGCCGGGCATCTTCGTCCTCGATGACGGCATGGGCCTCGTGGCCAAGCGGCTCGAGCACATCGCCAACAGCGACCCGCCCGCCGTGCGCATCATATCCGACAACAGGCTCTACAGCCCCTACGAACGGAGCGCCGAAGAAATCCACATCGTCGGCCGTATCCGCTGGTTCGCGCGCGAGATCTGACGCGACTATTGCTCTGTGAATAGGCAACCGCTCCATTACGCCTATTTCACCACTCGAAGTCGGGCTGTAGCTCCTGGCAGCGGATGAAGGGCTCGCAAGTCTTCTTCGCTTGAGCGAAGCGCTTGCGCGAGATCTGACACGCCGTAGCCGAGTTCCTCGAGATGCAGCCTCACAATCTCCGGAAGGACGGTGGGAGTTTCGACCTTGAGATCGAGCTCGGGCGGCTCCGTTCTGCGGTAGCCCATCGAGCTCATCTGCCGCCAGAGATACTGGCTCTGGTTGTCGGTAATCGCATCGATCTTTTTCGCCCGGCTGAGAAGCGCCGCCATCGACACGCGCCAAACAGGCTTCAATGCGGCGAGGTGCTGGATCGTGAGGCGGCGGCCGGAAAGGTGGGGGCGAATATCGCGCGCCGGCATGAGCAGCGCCGACGCGAACGCGTTCGCCTCGTCTTCCATGTCCCGCGACGGCACCTGATGCATGACAACATGCCCAAGCTCGTGCGCGAGGCTGAACCGCTGCCGATCAGCCGGCATGTTGCGGTTGAGGAAAATGCACGGCGGCATGTCCGGTATCTGAACGGTGAAGCCATCCACCTTGAGCGCGGCGAAGTCGCAATGGACGACAATGCAGCCTGCTCGTTCTACCCATGCGACAAGTTCCCGGATCGGTCCCGATGGTACGAGCCAGGTGCGCCTGATGAGATCCGCGATACGTTCAGGGTCACCACCGAATTCGTCGACATCCAGACGCGGAAGGGACAGCTCCGGCTCCAGCTCGGCTGCATCGAGCAGTCTTCGGATATGCAGTATCCTGATGTTGAGTTCGGCTTCCAGGCGCTCGACCGCCTTCTGTCCAACACTCGCCCGCTTCCGGTATTGCACGCTCATCGGCAGGCCAATGACCCGGTCATTCTGGAAGAAAAAATCGACCGGAAAACCCAAGGCTGTGCTGACGCTCTTCAATACGTCTTCGGTCGGCCCAATCAGTCCGTTTTCAAGTTTAGAGAGGTTTGCCTGTGACACCCCTGAGCGCGCGGAAAGCTCCGTCTGACTCCATCCCCGCGCCTGCCGCGCTATCCGCAGCAGGTCCTGATTGAAATCGGCGGGCATCAGTCTTGACGCTTCTTGCGGTCGTCCGCGGCACCCTTGAGCTTGACGATGGACGCGGCAGGACGTTCGGGTTTCGGCTCGGGCAACGGCAACGGAACCGCGGCCTCGTCCGCATCCAAAAGGCTGTATTCCCACGCGATCTGATCGCCGTTGCGGGCGACCACGCAGATGTCTTCGATCTGCGTTTCAAGACGATTCAGTTTGTAGACGACCTCGACGCGCTGGACCTCCGGCAAGCCGAACAGGTCTTCGTCATGATCGTGAAAAGCGAGCGCCAGTTGCGTAGCGACATTCGACGAGCGGCCCGTCTCATCTGCTTTCTTGAACCGAAACAGCACTGTGTCCTGCACGAGGAACTTCATCGTTTCGTGGCCGTCGATCACATGGATGGCATCAGCGCCAAGAAGGGCATTGTTCGCGCGTTCGATGATCTGCTCCCAGACGAAATTCGCGCGGCTGCGTTTGTAACGCCAGACACCGTTGCGATCGCTGGCCAGCCAGTCCTCCCACGCCCCTCGGATCGCGGAGACGATTTGCTCGCTGATTTCGTCCAGAACGGGACGCACGGTGGCTTCGCTAGGAATCGGCATGCTCGGGCCTCGCTTGTTTTGATGGAGGATAGCCGGGCAGATTTACAGAAACAACCCCAAAATATTCACGTCATCATTCACGCCAAGTGGCGATGGCTCCCTGAGTGCCGCAGCGACCCGCACACCCAGTTACCATCGACTGCGCGGGCTTACGCAGAAACCCCTTAAGCTATTGATTACGATTGTTTTCGGAGGGTGCGCGGGTAGCGTTTCCCCCATGCAAAACGCGCCGACATATCCGCGGCTAGGATCGAACCCGCTGCCGCCCAACCAGATGACCCCCGCCGAACGCCGCGCCGAACTGTGCGGCCTGCTGGCGCTCGGGCTGATCCGGCTGCTGCTGCGCGAGCGGGGCGAACCTTCTGACGAGACTGGAGAAATTCGCCTACACTCTCCGGCCGACCGATGCCGTCATGCAACTCCAACTCACCGGAGAACCGCATGACGACCCACGATCCAATTCCCGCGCGCCTGGCCGCGCTGAAGACCGCGACGACGCCGGAGCTGAAGGCGCAATGGCGCGACCTGTTCGACAGCGACCCGCCGCCGTTCAACCGCCGCTACCTCGAGAGCCGGCTGGCCTACCGCATCCAGGAACTGGCCTACGGTGGGCTGAAGCCCGAGACGATCCGGCGGCTGGAACGGCTGGGCGAGGAACTCGATGGCGGCGATCGCAAGAAGAGCCGGATCCGCGCGGACGCCATGCCCATCGCCGGCACGCGGCTGATCCGCGAGTGGCAGGGCGTCGAACATGTCGTCACCGTCGCCGCCGACGGCTTTGAATGGCAGGGGCGGCCCTACAAGTCGCTGTCGGCCATTGCCCGCGCCATCACCGGCACGCGCTGGAACGGGTGGGTGTTCTTTGGGCTGAAGAACCGGAGGGCGCGGACATGACGAAGGCCCCCTCGAAACCAGGAATGATCCGGAAACAGCGCTGCGCGATCTACACGCGCAAGTCGTCCGAGGAAGGACTGGAGCAGGAGTTCAACTCGCTCCACGCCCAGCGCGAGGCCTGCGAAGCATTCATCGCCAGCCAGCGCTCTGAGGGCTGGGTGCTCGTTCGCGATCAGTATGACGATGGCGGCGTCTCCGGCGGCACGCTGGAACGGCCCGGCCTGAAGCGGCTGCTGGAGGACATCGAGGACGGGCTTGTCGACGTGGTGGTGGTCTACAAGATCGACCGCCTCAGCCGCTCGCTGGCGGATTTCGCCAAGCTGGTCGAGGTATTCGACCGGAACGGCGTGACGTTCGTCTCCGTCACGCAATCGTTCAACACCACCACGTCCATGGGGCGACTGACGCTCAACATCCTGCTGTCCTTCGCGCAGTTTGAGCGCGAAGTGACGGCGGAACGCATCCGCGACAAGGTCGCCGCCAGCCGGAAGAAGGGGATGTGGATGGGCGGGGTGCCGCCCTATGGCTACCGGGTCCAGAACCGGAAGCTCGTCATTGACGATGAACACGCGGAGCATGTGCGCTGGATCTTCGCCCGCTTCCTTGAGATCGGGTCCTGCACCGAACTGGCGCGGGAGGTCGGCACGCGCGGCATCCGAACGCCGCGCGGCAACCGGATCGACAAGAAATACATCTACCGGATGCTCAGCAACCGCGCCTACATCGGCGAGGCGGTCCACAAGGGCGACAGCTATCCCGGCGAGCACGACGCCATCATCGATCGCGAGACGTGGGAGCGCGTCCATGCAATCCTTCAGGAAAGCCCCCGCAAGCGGGCGATGCGCACCCGCGCTGAGACCCCGGCGCTGCTGAAGGGCCTGTTGTACGGACCCGACGGCGCGGCGTTCTCGCCGACCCATACGCGTAAGGGCGACCGGCTTTACCGCTACTACGTCAGCCAGACGGTGCTGAAACACGGCGCCGGGTCCTGCCCGGTCGGCCGCGTACCCGCGGGCGAGATCGAGGCCGCCATCATCGACCAGCTGCGGGCGGTGTTTCGCCAGCCCGAGATCGTGGCGGGGACGTGGAAAGCAGCACGCGTCCACGTCGACGACGTCACCGAGGCCGACGCCCGGACGGCACTGCAACAGCTTGATCCGCTATGGGACGAGCTATTCCCTGCCGAACAGGCGCGCATCGTGGCGCTGTTGGTCGAGCGCGTGGACATCGGCACGGACGGGCTCAACGTCCGGCTGCGCGTCGACGGGCTCAGCGGTCTGGCCCGCGAGATGCTGGCCGGCGACATCGGAGAAGCTGCATGACCCGCGGGGCTCCGATCCCGGAGACGGTCACGCTCCATGTCCCATTTCGCGTCGTGAAGCGCGGCGGGAGGAAGGAGATGCGGTTGCCCGAGGGCGCCACGCAACCGCGGCAGACGGACAACACGCTGGTCAAGGCGCTGGCCCGCGCGTTCCGCTGGAAGCGGATGCTGGAGTCGGGCGAGTTCGCGTCGATTTCCGAACTGGCTGAGAACGAAGGGATCGCCTTCACCTACATGGCCCGCGTCCTGCGCCTGACCCTGCTGGCGCCAGACATCGTTGAGGCGATCCTGGACGGAAGGCAGCGGCCGGAGGTGACACTGGCGCGGGTGCTGGAGCCGTTCCCGGTGGAGTGGATGAGCCAAGGCGCGGCAATCGAGCTCGACCGCGATCATTCGTAGCCGCCACAGCGTTCTCGCAACGTAAGCCACTGCCACTCCATGGCAGTTGGCTCTGGAAGGCGGCCCCCTTGATCGCTACTCTGGCCCGTAAAATCACAATCAACCCGAAGAGCCCTCATGGCCTTCTTCGACGACATGGGGCCGAAAAGACGAAATGGCAGTTAAGAAATCAGATCTTTATTCCTCGCTCTGGGCATCATGCGACGAGCTGCGCGGCGGAATGGATGCGAGTCAATACAAAGACTACGTCCTGTTCATGCTGTTTATCAAATATGTTTCTGACAAATACGGCGACAGCGATGACTTGGAGCCGCCAATCATTATTCCAAAGGGCGCGAGCTTCAATGACATGGCCGCTCTAACGGGAAACCCGAATATTGGCGATCTGATCAACACGCAGGTGATTCAGCCGCTCGTTGATGCCAACGAGATGCTGGCGCGAACGGATTTTCCCGACTTCAACGATCCGAACAAACTTGGCGAAGGCAATGACCGTGTTGACCGGCTGGGTCGCCTTATTTCCATCTTCTCAAGCCCGGATCTGAATTTCGCGAAGAATCGCGCGGACCACGACGATATTCTGGGCGACGCCTACGAATACCTGATGCGCCACTTCGCGACCGAAAGCGGCAAGAGCAAGGGGCAGTTCTACACCCCGTCGGAGGTCAGCCGGATCATCGCCAAGGTGATCGGTATCTCACCGAATAACACAGTCGCCGGCACCACCGCATACGACCCGACATGCGGATCTGGCTCGCTGCTTCTCAAGGTCGCGGCGGAAGCGGGTAAACGGATCACGCTCGAAGGCCAGGAAAAGGACGTGACCACCGCCGGTCTCGCCCGCATGAACATGATCCTGCACGACTTCCCGACGGCAAAGATCGTGGCGGGCAACACCCTGACGACCCCCAAGTTCCTCGAGGGGGAGCGCCTGCGGACATACGACTACGTCGTCGCCAATCCGCCGTTCTCGGACAAGGCATGGAGCACCGGCTTCAGCTATGACGACAAGGGCGCCATTACGGACAAGCATAAGCGGTTCGAATGGGGCGCTCCGCCCAAGAAACAGGGCGATTACGCCTATCTGCTGCACATCATCCGCACCATGAAAAGCAGCGGTAAGGCCGCCTGCATTCTTCCCCATGGCGTGCTGTTCCGTGGCAATGCCGAGGCCGACCTGCGCGAGGCGCTGATCAAGTCCGGTTATCTCAAGGCGATCATCGGTCTGCCGCCGAACCTTTTCTTTGGCACGGGCATCCCGGCTTGCATCGTCGTTCTCGACAAGGAAAATGCCACCGCCCGGCGCGGGATCTTCATGATCGACGCGTCCAAGGGGTTCCGCAAGGACGGCGCCAAGAACCGCCTGCGCGAGCAGGACATCCACCGCATCGTCGACACCTACCGCAAGGGCGCGGACGCGCCGGGCTATGCCCGCATGGTGCCCTTTGACGAAATCGCCGACCCGCGCAACGCGTTCAACCTCAACCTAGCGCGCTACATCGATACCTCGGAGCCCGAGGATATCCACGACATCGACGCGCATCTGCAGGGCGGCATCCCGAAACGGGACATCGACGCGCTGGAAGGCTGGTGGAAGGTCATGCCGTCGCTGCGCGGTGAACTCTTCGAAGACCTGAGGCCCGGTTACCTGTCGCTGACCCGCCCGATCGCCGAGGTGAAGGCTGGCATCGAGGAGCATGAGGAATTCCGTACATTCACCGCCGCAGCCGCGGGAACCTTCGCCGCTTGGCGCGGCAGAACGGATGCGGCCTGCAGGGCCTTCGCTCCCGGCGATCAGCCGAAGGAGCTGATCGAGACCACCTCGGAGGACCTGCTCGAAGCCTTCCGCAAAGTGCCCTTGGTCGACCCCTATGACGTGTACCAGCACCTGATGGACTACTGGGCCGAGGTGCTGCAGGACGATTCCTATGTCATCGCGGCCACCGGATGGGTCGCTGGCGCCAAGCCGCGCGAGATCGTCAAGCGCAAGAACAAGGACGGCAAGCTCGCCTGGCCCGAGCCCGGCGATTACGTCATAGGGCGGCGGCGGTTCACCTCGGACCTCATTCCGGCTCGCCTGATGGTGGCGCGGTTCTTCGCGGCCGAGCAGGCCGAGATCGATGCGTTCGACGTCCGCATCGCCGAACTGGAGCAGGACCTTGCCGAAAAGCTCGAAGAGGGCGCGGGCGAGGACGGGCTGCTGGCCGAGGTGATCGAGGGCGAAGGCGACAAGCAGAAAATCACCGTCAAAGCGCTGAAGGCCCGGCTGAAGGAGATCGGCCGCGACCCGGACATGGCCGATGAACGGCAGGCGCTTGAGGCCTACCAGAAGGTGATGACCGCGCTCGACGCCACGAAGAAGAAGCGCAAGGCGGCGGACGATGCCCTGTGGAAAAAGGTGCACGACCGCTATGGCACGCTGACCGAGGACGAGGCCAAGACGCTGGTGGTTGCGGACAAGTGGCTCGACACCGTCGAGGCCCGCGTGACCGATGAGGTGGCGCATGTGGCGCAAGCCCTGTCCACCCGCGTCAAGGTGCTGGCCGAGCGTTATGCCATGCCGCTGCCCAAGCTGGAGGAAGAGGTCGATGTGCTTGGCGCACGTGTCGCAACCCATCTGAAGGCGATGGGGGCCGCATGGACCTGAGGCCCGGCTACAAGCAGACCGAGATTGGTCCGATCCCCGAGGACTGGGACGCGGTGCCCTTGGGCGATCTGTTCACGTTCAAGAACGGGCTGAACAAGGCGAAGAAGTATTTCGGCTATGGCACGCCCATCGTGAACTACATGGATGTGTTCCGGCATCCGGGCTTGCGGCTGGACCGGATCGAGGGGCGGGTCGACGTTTCCAAGTCCGAGCTGGAAGCCTTCGAGGTGCGGAAGGGTGACGTATTCTTTACCCGCACGTCCGAAACCGTTGAGGAGATCGGCGTTGCTGCGGCGATGCTCGATCCGGCGCAAGATACCGTTTTCAGCGGGTTCGTCCTGCGCGCGCGTCCCACCGACGACAGGTTAGACGATCTGTTCAAAGCCTACTGCTTCTCGCCACGGTACTTTCGGCGACAAGTCGTTGCGCGGGCGACCTACACGACGCGGGCCTTGACCAACGGACGTTCGCTATCAGCCGCCTTCCTCGCGGTCCCCCCAATGGACGAGCAGCAAGCCATTGCGAGCGCTTTGTCAGATGTCGATTCATCAATCACGACAGCGGCACAATTGATCGCCAAAAAGCGCGCCCTTCGGACTGGCGCTCTGCAACGTTTGCTGACTGGTGATACCCGACTACCTGGCTTTACGACGCCTTGGAAGCTTACGAGGCTCGGGGATTACGTTTCTTTCTTGAAGAACGGCGTGCACTCTCGGGCGCAGCTGACCGCCAATGATCCAGTACGCTACCTCCACTATGGTGACATTCATGTCGCTCAGAATTTGCGCCTCGATCTGCAAGAGACTGAAATGCCCCGGCTGCCAGCGGCAGAAGCTGCACGCCTATCGCGGCTGGAGACTGGCGACGTCGTGTTCGTGGATGCCTCCGAGGATCTTTCCGGGGTCGGCAAATCGCTGGAGATCATGAGCGTCGAGGGCATCGAAGCCGTGGCAGGACAGCACACCATTGCGGCCCGTTTCGACAAGGATGTGCTCGCAGACGGGTTCAAAGGGTATTTGCAGCAGATTCCGACTTTCACGACTCATCTCCGCAGGCTAGCCGCTGGAACGAAGGTCTACGCCACCAACCGCAAACACATCGCCAGCGCGGAAATCCTGCTACCGGAACCAGACGAGCAGAGGGCTATCGTCCGCGTCCTCTCCGACATGGATGACGAAATCACCGTGCTCGCGTCTCGTCTCGAGAAGACCCGAGCGCTCAAGCAGGGGATGATGCAGGCCTTGCTGACCGGCCGCGTGCGCCTGCCGGTTCAAGGCGAGGCGTTGGACGCGTTGGAGGTGGCGCATGCCTGAACGCCCCCGCAGCGAGCGAGTCACGCAGGACCGCCTGGCGGCCCATATCACAACGCCAGAGGACAAGGGCGGTCTTGGCTACCGAAACCTCGGCGATTGGTCGGGCCGCCCGGGCAACCGCTGTGTGGAGCCTGACCTACTGCGCGCGAACCTCTCCGCCCGCGGCTATTCCGATGACGAGATCAACGCCGCCCTGACGCGCCTGATGCAGGCGATCGAGGTGACCGGCACCACGCTCTATCAGGCCAACCTGCGCACCTACACGCTGCTGCGCTACGGCGTTGACGTGCAGACATCGGTCGCCGCCCCGCACAAGACGGTGCACCTGATCGACTGGGACAACCCCGCGGCCAACGACTTCGCCCTCTCCGAAGAGGTGACCCTGAAGGGCGGCCACGAACGGCGCCCCGATCTGGTCGTCTACCTCAACGGTCTCGCCGTCGCGGTGATCGAGTTGAAACGCTCGTCGGTCGAAATCGGCGACGGCATCCGGCAGCTGATTTCCAATCAGGACGAGATTTTCAACGCGCCGTTCTTCGCCACCGCGCAGCTTCTGCTGGCAGGAAGCGATGCGCAGGGCCTGCGCTACGGCACGGTCGGAACGCCTGAAACGCTGTTCGTCGAATGGCGCGACGAGGTGCCGCCGACTGGCGATCTGGCGGCCGGTGCGCTTCTCGACCGCCCCGTTGCGCAAATGCTGCGCAAGGACCGGCTGCTCGATCTGATCCGGAACTTCGTGATCTTCGACGCGGGCATCAAGAAAGTGCCCCGGCAACACCAATTCGTGGGCGTGAAGCTGGCGCAGGAGCGGCTGGCCAAGCGCGAGGGCGGCGTCATCTGGCACACCCAGGGGTCTGGCAAGAGCATCCTGATGGTGCTGCTTGCCAAATGGATTCTCGAACGCGAGCCGGATGCCCGTGTGCTGGTCATCACCGACCGCGACGAGCTCGACAAGCAGATCGAGGGCGTGATGCGCAACGCAGGCGTCGTTGGCGCCGATGCGCCATCGCCTCGGGTGACGCGCCGCGACGAGTTCGTGAGCTGGCTGGGCGCGCCGTCGCCCCGACTGATCTGCGCGCTGATCCACAAGTTCGACACGACGGAGCTTAAGGGGCCGCCCCCGCGCGTCACCGGCCGCTTCTACGTGTTCGTGGACGAGTGCCACCGCACCCAAGGCGGCGACATGAACAAGCAGATGAAGCGCTGGCTCGAGGGCGCGATCTTCATCGGCTTCACCGGCACCCCGTTGCTGCGGAAGGACCGGGAGACCACGCGCGAAGTCTTCGGCACCTACATCCACACTTACAAGTTTCAGGAAGCGGTCCGGGACAAGGTCGTGCTCGACCTGAAATACGAGGCGCGCGACGTGCCGCAGCGCATGACAAACCCGGCCGCAATCGACGCTTGGTTCGAGAAGAAGACCAAGAACCTCAACAACTTCCAGAAGGCAGTGCTGCGGAAACGCTGGGCCAACATGGAGGAGTTGCTCAGCGCGACAGAACGAAAACGCCGGATCGTCGCCGAGATCGTGCAGGACTTCGATCTGAAGCCGCGGCTGAGCGATGACAGGGGTACCGCGATCCTGGTGGCCTCTTCGATCCGCGACGCCTGCGAGTTCTACCGCGAATTCCAGAGCACCCGGCTTGGGCCGCATGTGGGAATCGTCACGTCCTTCGAGCCGAACCACAATGCGATCTCGCGGGAACCCGCCAACAGCGACGAGCGGTACAAGTACGACACCTACACGAAATTCGTGCTGAAGGGCGGCCAGAGCACGACAGCCTATGAGACCGAGGTCAAGCGGCGCTTCATCGAAGAACCCGCGAACATGAAGCTGCTGATCGTGGTGTCCAAGCTGCTCACCGGCTTCGACGCGCCGAGTTGCAGTTACATCTACCTCGACGACAAGCTGCGGGACCACACGTTGTTTCAGGCGATCTGTCGGACCAACCGGCTCGATGGCGACGACAAGGATTACGGCCACATCGTCGACTTCAAGGAGCTGTTCGGCGACGTCCAGCACGCGATCGCGGTCTACAGCTCGGATGAGCTGGATGTTGATGAAGGGAGCGGCGGAGAAAACAACGTCGAGATCAAGAATTGGCTCGAGGAAGGTAAGGCGCGCCTGGACGCGGCGCGGGAAGCGCTTCACTACCTGTGTGCGCCAGTGGCACCTCCGAGGGAGATCGAGCAGTTCTTGCGATACTTCTGTGGCGATGCCGGAGACCCGAACGCCTTGAACGAGACTGAGGCACTCAGGGTCTCATTCTACAAGACCGTCGCCTCCTTTGTCCGCGCTTATGCAGCGATTGCGCAGAATCTAGATGAAGCCGGGTATACCCCGTCTGAGCAGACGGACATCCAGCGGGAAATTGACTTCTACACCGACCTCCGCGCCGCAATAAAAAGGCACTCGGGAGAAGAACTCGACATCAAGCCGTATGAAGCGGACATGCGGCACCTGCTGAACACCTATATTCAGGCGGACCCAGCGCAGACGCTTGGTGCACTGTCGAACGTTTCGCTAACGCAAGCTATCATCGAAACTGGCATCCACGACGCCATTGCCAAACAACTCAACGAGAAGGGCAAGCTGTCAAAGAAGGCTGTCGCAGAGGGCATCATAAACAATATCCGAAAGACTATTATTCGTGATCAGCTCACGGACCCGCGCTTCTACGATGAGATGTCCAAACTCCTTGAGGATTTGATCAAACAGAGCCGCGATAGTGCGGAAGCCTACGAGGCGTTTCTGAAAAAAGCGGAAGAGCTGGTTCGAAAGCTGGCGGCGCGCGAAGCAGGTCCAGACTTGCCAGCCGGGCTCCACGGAAATCGTGAGGCTACGGTAGTGTTCAACAACCTCCAAAGTCTGCCTGCTTACAAGTTCACCTGTCCTGCCGATGAGGAACAAAGGGCGGAGCTCGCCCTTGAAATCGACCGGGCCATCCGCGAACACGCCCCTGCCGGCTGGAAGGGTGACCCAGTTCGCGAGCGGGAGGTCAAGAACGTGCTCTTCCCGCTCTTCAACCGAGATCGAGAAGCAACCCTCGCGATGTTCGAGATCATCAAGAACCAACAGGGGTATTGATGGGAGAGTCCATCGAAATTGGAGACATCACAATCAGCGTGACCCGGAAGGACGTCAAGAACGTCCACCTGTCGGTCCACCCGCCGGACGGACGCGTCACGCTTGTAACCCCTACTTCTACCAGGATTGATGTTGCGCGCGCATACGCGATCACAAGAATTGGATGGATCCGGCAGCAGCAAGAGCAGCTTCGCTCGCAGGCGAGGGAAGCCCCACGTTCATTCGTCGGTCGCGAGACCCACTACCTTTGGGGACGACGCCATCTTCTCCGTGTGACGGAGCTCGACGCCAAGCCTGAGGTAAAACTAGACCACCGCACGATCCATCTCCAGGTCCGCCCCGGAACTTCCCGCGACGGACGCGCCAAGGTGATTCACGCTTGGCATCTGAAGCTACTTCATGGCGCAGTCCCGCCCATCATCGACAAATGGGAAAGCCGCATCGGCGTTAAGGTCCACCGCTACTTCTTGCAGCGGATGACAACCAAGTGGGGAAGCTGCAACTCGAAGGCAGGCACCATTCGGCTGAACACTGAACTCGTGAAGAAACCGCGCGACTTGCTGGAGTATGTAATCGTTCACGAGATGGTCCATATTTCCGAGCCGACGCATAGCCCCCGGTTCTTTGCTCTGCTTTCTGAGCATTATCCGAGTTGGCCTGAAGCCCGGCGGGAGCTGAACGAACTACCCGTTCCTCAGCTTAGCGGGAGCTGAGGTGACGACGGTTCCCCCGGAGCTGGCGCCGGTTCGATTTATGTCCCTTCTTGCGAAAGGTCCTAGGATCGAAGTGCCGAGCTGCGGTCGCAAAATATCCCTTTCTATGCAGTTACTTACAGGCTTTGCACCGAAATCGTGCGGTCGAGAGGTCCGGAGAATATTGGCCCTGAGAGACGGCTTCCGCGCCAGCTGGCGCCGGGGCCGGGGCTCAGCCCAACCCGCATAACCCTCGAATACAACGGAAAAATCCGGCCGGAGCCGGATCGGGAGAACGGTTTCGCAAGGGTAACTGGCGGACGGTGAGGAACCGAACTAATCTTTAACTTTCAATCATCAAAGAGGGATGATGATACAAAATCATTCCGGAAGAAATCAATAGGTTGCGCAGAGGATTGTATCACCGTCTGGCGGTCTGGAAGTCCCTCAACCGCGTCAACGGCGGATGCCCTTCGATCCGGATTGCCAGATACTCTCCATCCTCGACTGGCGCCGTCCTGACGCACTTCCAATGGTCGCTCTTATCGCCAGGGTGCCTGAGCTGGGCGCCCCACCAGCCGTCCTCGCGCTGGAGCAGATCGACGATCAGGGCATCCGGGAAAGCTTCCGCGATATAGCTGCGTACCAGATCCTCCTCGGCATCCTCGGGGCCGTAGCCTTTCACATCCCACACAGCACGTCCTCCCATCGTGAAAATCAGCGTCCCGGAAGCCTAACGCCAATGCCGGCCCTTAGTGCCGTGGCGATCCGCTGAAGCTCGGCCGAGCGCAGGCCGGGATTGGGCATAGCAAGGGCTTTGCTCCAGGCCTTGGCCAGCATCGGGCCTTTCGGGTGCGCAGCAGCAGTACGCGCCAGCGCCCCCTCCAGTTCAGGATCACCCCGCAGGTCGTCGTTCATCGTGTCGATGACAGCGCCATCGAGGCGCGCCATGGCCAGTGCCAGCGCCTCGTCATCGGCGATCTGTTCCGACCACGCGCCGCCGAATGAGACGTTGCCGAGCTGTTGCTTCCTGTCCATTTCGCCCTCTTGCCTGATGAGAACATAAGTAGAACATTAACGGCCCGATGAACATCCGCAGGATCTAGAGAATGGGCCCGTTCCGCACGCTATACATCGACATGAACAGCTTCTTCGCGAGCGTCGAGCAGCAGCTGAACCCCGCGATTCGCGGCCAGCCGGTTGCCATCACCGCCATGGAGAATGAGAAGGGCTGCTGTGTCGCGGCCTCGTATGAGGCCAAGGCTTTCGGGGTGAAGACCGGCACCAGCGTACCCGACGCACGATCACTCTGTCCCGGCATCGTCTTCCTGCCTTCGCGTCACCGGCTCTATGTCCGCTTCAACCTGCGCGTCGCGGCCGTGCTGGACCGGTATGCCGAACTGGAGCGCATCCGCTCGGTGGATGAATTTCAGATCGTCCTCTCTGGCGAGGCCACCGAGTTGGACGGTGCCCGCGCGCTGGTCGCACGGCTCAAGTCCGCGGTGGCGGCCGAGGTCGGCGTATGCCTGCGGTTCTCGGCCGGGATCGGGCCGAATCACCTGCTGGCCAAGATCGCAGGGAAGCTTGAGAAGCCGGACGGCTGCCAGCACCTCGGGCCCGACAACATGCCCGGCCGGATCGCGGACCTGGCGCTGGACGATCTGCCGGGCATCTCGCGCTCGATGCGCACCCGGCTGGAGGCGGCCGGCGTGCGGGACATGGTGTCGCTGTGCCGCCTCGACCCGCGCCACGCGCGCGCCATCTGGCGATCGGTCGAGGGAGAGCGCTTCGTCCGGTCCTTGCAGGGCGAGCCCATCCCGCTGGTCAAGACGCGGCGTGGTGGCTTTGGCAACTCGAAGGTGCTGGCGCCGGAATTCCGCGCCCCCGCCGAGGCCTATCTGGTGTCGCGATGGCTGATCGAGAAGGCGGCCGCGCGGCTGCGACGGGAGGCGCGCGTCGCGGGCAGTTTCGCGCTGCATCTGTCACCGATGGGCGCGCCGCCGTGGGCGCGGTCGGTGCGCTGCGCGGCGACGCAGGACACGCTGGAGTTCATGCGGATGAACCGGGCGCTCTGGCGGCGTGCCTGGCCGTACATCCGGGGCCGCAAGCTCGCGGCCATAGGCGTGCATCTGGGCGACGTGGACTTCCTGACCGCGCGCACCGGCGACCTGCTCAAGCCGGTCGCCCCAGGCGAGATGACGGCCGGCGAGCGGGCTTCAGTCGCGGCGGACTTCATCAATCAGCGATTCGGACAAGGCACCATCCAGTTCGGGATCAACCGGCCGCATCCGGGGTTTTTCGAGCGTGGCTAAACGACGGTACGGAGGGCCACCGAGCCGAGATGCCGTTTTTTACGGAGGCCGGCCCGGCCGCGCAACTATGCGCCCGACGGCGCGGCACCCGGCGCGGTTGGCAGCGCCGTCACCGCAGGCCTCCTATAACTAACTGAAAAATATAGAAATCCATCCGAGGCATGCCATGCCCAATAGGAGATGGAACATAAACTTGCAGATTGCGTTGGACGTTCACCATCTGTAAGGGGGGGTGTGATATGCTGTGGGTAAGCTGTGGGTAACTCACCCCGCGACCGGAGGATGAAATGACTGCAAGTTCTGCCCCTACTTCGGCGGCGGCTGTGGCCAACGCCTTCCTTGATCTTCAAAATGCAGACCCTGAGAAGGGCAAATTCCCGCCAATAGACCAGATGAAGCTATATAAACTGGTTTACTATGCGCAAGCTTGGTGGCTTGCACATACCGGTTCTCCTCTGTTTGAAGAAGACATCAAAGCTTGGCCTTGGGGGCCAGTCGTTAGTGATCTTTACGGACATTTTAGGTCCGCCGGCCGCCATCCGATCCAAGAGCAGCGGGCAACAATAGTTACTAAAACCGGAGCCAACTGGCTGGATTACACCTACAGCGAGCCCCCACCTCCAGCCCCAGAAATCATGGACTTCCTGAAACAGATCTGGGAAATTCACAAGCCTTTCTCCGGGGTCGCACTTTCCAATGCGACTCATGCGAGAGGTGAACCTTGGACGATTGTCAAAGATCTTCATTCCGATGACTTGTCGAGCAAGCCCCTAATACCGCTCGATGTAATTCGAGACGTTTTTAGGGCTAAAATCATTGACGCAAAGCCCAATTAAGCCAGAGACGCCGGTTGTCATCGCGCCACCGACGAAGAGCAATAGGCCGGATCGATATACAAGCCAAGCCCCGGAGTTTATCCCGAATGGAGCTCCAAATCAGGTTTTCCGTTTCTGTAGATGGGGATTTGAATACGGAACCGACGACAAAGGCCACGCGGCATCAATAATACTTTCAACATGCCTGCTGGCGCTTCTCGTCATTTTATTCGTCATCGGCGCGTTTGTAGAACGCCCATGGATTGGCGATGCGTTAAAAATAATTGGAACAGCCTTTACGTTTACCGCCGGCGTCGCCATCGGGAAGGGCTCCGAGGCTAGTAAGGATACAAAAAGCGAGGAGTGATCGCTCCGATCGCTCCTTTGTACTCGGCTTCGCCACCGTCATCAGCGCCGCCGCCGCGAAGGCGGCGCCGACCGCGAGGCCGGCGACCAGAGACACGGCCAGCGCGGCCTCATAGGGCGAGCGCACCTACCTGCCCCCTGCCCGCTTGATCGCCTCGCCGATCTGCTTGCCGGCATTGAACGCCGCCCTCCCGTCCTCGATGACCTGCACCACCTGCGCCTCCTTGGAGGGGTTGATGGTATAGGGCCGCGCCAGCCCAGCACGCTGCTGTGCGACGATCAGCGCATAGATGGGCGCCAGCGCCACCATGGCGCTGTGGATCTGATCCGGCGTCCAGCCGAAGATATGGCCCAGCACGGCCGAGATGGCCGCCGCGACCGGCTCCTGGCCGGCCTCGGTGAAGGCGCGCACGATCACGTCGATCAGCGTCAGCACCGCCGGGAAGATGCCGAGCCAGAATGACCTGGTCTTGCCGATGAAGATCGGCGCGATGGTCTTGGTGAAATCCATGATGATGCCCCTCAGAGGATGGATAGTTCGCGGGCGGCGAGGTCGCGCAGACGATCGCCGACGGTGATGGGATCGGCCGGCGCCGACATTCCGGGCAGGACCGTGATGTCCCATTTGCTCCGCTGCACCACGCCGAGCGTCGGCTGCACCTCGGCATGCGACAGCGTGGACCAGCGCGAGACCGGAATGTCATAGGTCCGGCACAGCCGCGCCGTCTCGCGCGCGAGCGCCGAGACCTGCGCCGGCGTGATCGGCGCCTTGCCCCAGACAAAGGGCCGCTCATGGGCCCCGGCCATGGCGCAGATCGCCAGGCCGATTGCTCCGCCATTGGCATTGAGCGTGTGCGAGCGCGAGCTGGTCGGATCGACGGGCCAGCGGACCGAGCCATCGCCGCCGATCAGCGCGTGATAGGAGCGCAGATCCACGGCGTTCGGCTTATGGCCGCCGGCTGTCCAGTGCCAATGGACACGGGTGATTCCGGTCGGGTGCTGGAATGGCAGGCCCTTGGCGCGCTGCGCCTCGATCGCCGCGGAATAGGCGGCGCGCGTGCGCGGGCCGTCGATCCCGTCGATGGGTCCGGGCCAAAAGCCCAGGGCGGCGCAGCGCGCCTGCCGCGCGCGCACCGCGTTCATGACTGCTGTCATGTGGTTTCTCCATGAAAAAACCCCGCACGAGGCGGGGCGAATAGATGGCCGTGTTCCGCATGGGTTCGCGGAATGGTCCTGAATCTGAACTCTATGGTTTAGTTTTGAGCCCCGTTTGGTCCGCGATGTTCTTGGTGGCCGGACCTATGCGGCGTGAAGCCGATCGGGATACTCAACACAGCCGCAGCACAAGCCACGCCATGATGAGCGCCAAGGCGAAAGCCCAGGCGCGCGCCTCCTCGCGCAGCCAGGATCGCAGCCAGTCAGGCATCGGACTGCCCCCCGCCCGTGATCCGGCGGTAATTGGCATCGAGGATGGCCAGCGTCAGCTTGGCCAGCGACATGCCGGCCAGCCCGGCCGCAAAGCCCGCGGCACCGCCGACATCCCCGCTCATCTCGCCCAGCCACCGCTCCAGCAGCGCCAGCATCACCGGACTGGCATAGCGGGCCATCAGCGCGCCGGCGATGACAGAGACGACGCCGTCGCGGATACGGCGCCTCTCAGACATCAGCCAGCGCACCAGCCCTCCAGCTGCGCCGGCCAAAGCGGCGCGGCCGGCCTCGCCCGCGATCCAGGCGCCGATCATCGCCATGAAGAACAGCGTCTGCTGAAGAAGACCGGGTTCGTTTTCAGTCATCAGGATTCCCTTGTGTTAGCTGATCCAGCGCATCACCGTTTCGATCTCCGATGCCGTCAGCGAGGATTTCCAGATCCCGAAGCGCCTGATGTAGCCACGCAAGGTGATCTGCGAATTGGAAGAGCTTGCGAGATAAAAAAGAGGCAGCGAAACGGGGCCTGGATAGGCCATGGATACCGGCACCGCGTCGTGGACCCGAAGGGTCACGGTAGTGCTGGAAATCGTCATCAATGCGCGGATCCTACCCGCATGTCCGGCCGGAAGGGGAAGCGTCATGATATACGGCGGGACGTTGCCGCCCCATTGCAGTAACAGATGGCCGCCATTGCCGCTGCGATACATCAGCCGTGCGGGCGGCTGTGAGTTTCCCCATAAGGTCTGCTGATCAACGCCCGTCTGACCGTCCGCAATCTGGGCATCGACTGCAATCGAGATTGCGGCCGGATCGCCGAGCGGATCACCTTCAAGCTGAAGGCGCGCATCCGGTTCATAGGTTTCCGAATTGAAAAACTGCAATCCCCGCGACGAATGCACCGGACGCAGGCCGGTATTACCTTGGGAAAATGCCCTTTCACCACTGCGTCCTTGCCAACTGGTCACTCTGCCGGAACCGTCGATTGTTAAGTCTCTCGGACCTGCATCCCAATAATCGACCGCTCCGGGAATTTCCGCGAGCAGATCATAGACTGACCGCACCGCACCAAAGTGCGTTCCATCAGGAGCGAGAAAATCGTGTTGCAGTTTCATGGTGCCCCTCAAAGGTTAATACGGAATGCCGGGATGGCTCGCACAAGAATGTGGCCCGGAGCCATTTTCGAACGCTTTGTCTTGGACGTGCGCAAGACACCGCGCGGCGCCACGTATCGGTTATCATCGAACACGCGAGCGTCCTGCTCTTGATAGGCATAGCGCACCTGCGCCGGGGTGCCCGTATAGGTAAGGAACACCTGCCTGCCGCGCAGTTCTGATGCTACGATCTCCCCGCCGATCAGTTCAAATCCAAAATGCTGATCAATACCTTCTCCGTTATATTTCGAGACATCTGCCACGAGATATTCGTCCTCGTGCAACGTTGCGAAATCCAGCGTCATGACCCCTTCGTCGGTCGAAACCACGGGGCGGTGGATGGTCCACCTTTGGCCAGCCTCTACGGATGCGATAGCCCAGGCTCGTGTCTCCTGCATCAGCGCAGTGGAAAGCGCATCTGGATGAACATTGTTGTCGCTGATCTCATACCAATGCTCGGCCGTCGCGAGGATGCCGCCGCCTTGCTCACAGAACTGCAAAACCTCGTCGCGGCAGTGCCACGCGACCGCCGGATTGGACGTGTTACTGGCGCCTGCGGGCTGCCCCATCACCATGATCGCGGCGCCGCCAATTTCCTTTGCTGCCAAAAGCGCCCGGAAATCGCGTTGATAATCCCAAAGCCGCGACAGGTATTGTCCAGCAGGTGCTGTTGATGCCGAGGTGCCATGGAGCCAATCATGATAAGGAACCGAAAGCGTTTTGCCGGCAGCGGCGGCAACCGCTTTCGCCTCATCATACCAGAAGGACATATTATCCCAGATCAGCGTCGAACCGGAGCCGGTAAGAGGGTCATCATCCATGTCCTCGATCGCCACACCGGCGATTCCGTGGCAGGTGGTGAGAATTGGCACCATCGCCAAGCCATGATCCTGACGGTGCAGGTTCAGCATGGAAGACAGTGGAAAGGCCCCGGTGATGATGCCGGGATGCGGCTCGGCTTGCCGGACGCCGGATGCGTGCACCGTCATATTGTAGGAGCGGCTGCGCGGACCGTCTATACGCACCTCGCCGCCATCGCTATGCTGCAATCCCGAAAGCATGAGGGCCGCGCCGGGCAAGGCCGATGCCATCGCGATTTCGTAGTTCATCTCCGGCACGTAAGCACCACCAACGGACAGTGACTGCCCATTCTCGCTGACGATCTGGATCGCGTCATCCGAAAGGCCGGCACTGCCGCCTCCGCCGATTCCCAGCGCATCCGCTCCCCGCTCCCAGAACGTCTGCGACATGATCATGTCCTGGCCGTCAGGGCGCATCACGCGCAAAGCATTGCTCGAAGCATCAGACTCCATGACGATAAAATCGTCGCCTTGAACCGAGATGAACGGGGCGGCAATTTCGGCCGCGATCGCCACGGTTTGATCGGCTACCAGCGCGACATCCGCCCGCAAATCTGTCTGGGTCTCCTGGATCAGGCCATCGACATAGGACTTGCTCAGGTTGTCCATGACGATCCGCCAAACCGATGGCGAGGACATCCGTTCAATCAGGATCGGCTGCGCGGGGCGCAGGCCCCCTGGCGGGACCTGCTGACCGTCCATTCCGCGAACCTGGACGGCCGGCCCGCCGTCGATGCTGAGCGTCACATCGCCCGTGTTCGCGACCAGTGGGGTTAACAAAACGCGTACGCCGGTGGCGGGGAAACCGCCGCTCGGCATTGCGGCCGAGATGGCGTTTTCGGTGCCGCCCACGTTCTCGAGTTTTTGTATTCCCGCCCGATCGACCAGTTTCGCGAGCTCGGTCGCGGTCACGTCCCCGCTCGCGACCCGAAGGACATTGTTGCGTCTGCGCAGCGTGTAGGACCGGCCGACAACAAAGCCATTTGCTGGCCAAGTCCCGCCGTCGCTGTTCCTGATCTGATAGGTCACGCCCGCGACCGTGAAGGACGGGTTGACCGCCGTGTTCGTCGCGACAGGCACAAACTCGACTTCCGACGAGGTGCTCAGATCGGTGATGCCGGCGTCGACCATCACGGGGTGAAGATCAGCCGTGATGGCATCGCCTGTACCGCCGATATTGGTCAGCCGCAGCGCGCCGCTGGATCGGATCGCGGCGCTGCGGAGGCCATCGAGATAGTCGACGAAGGATTGTCGGGGAAAGCGATCCGTCGCGCCCCAATAAGGGGCGCTATCGAACAGTGGATCGTCGCCGTTCTGGTACGGCGCGCGATAAACCAGATGGTCCGCCTCGATGGTGGCGATCCGACCCAGCACGCCCGTCAGCACCGATTGTCCGGCAGAGACTGCATCGGCGCGGTTTGCGAAAACCTTGCCGCTATTGGCAAGGATGTCCTGGAGCGCGCCGGGATCGCCCAGGGTTTGGGCGATGGTCTTCATCAACTCGCGCAGATCGCGCATATTCGGCGTGTAGCGCGCAGTGGACCTGTCCCCGACCGGCAGCGGTCCATTGCTGCCCTGCCCGTCGCCGGTATAGCCGGTGTGGTCGCGCAGCAGGCGGTTGATGTCGTCAAGCAGAGCCATGCGGCCTCTCCATGCAAAAAAGGCCCGCCGGAGCGAGCCTGTCGGTCAGTGATGATCGGATGCGTTAGGGTGTGGTGATGGGTGCCGGGCCCGCGTAGGTGCCCTCGATCCCGGAAGAGTTCACGGCCACGACCCAGTACCAGTAGTCTGTGGCGGGGCTGGCGGTATCGTCCTGATATTCGCTGATCTGGCCGGACGCGCCGCCGGTTTCGCCCACCTGCCCGGCCTGGGATGGATCAGCGCTGGTGCCACGATAGATGCGGATCTTGCTGAACGAACCGTTCGGATTTCGCCAGCTTAGGTGGACGTATCCCGTGCCGTTCGACGGGATCAATTGCGTCGGCTGGCCGGGCGGAATGCCATTCTCCAGCACCGTGATCGGCCCCAGGTTTTCCCATTCGTCGATGCCGGTGAAAACGCCCTGGAAGCGGACCTGGGCTTGATATTGCTGGCGGTCCTGGACCACGCCCGAGCGGGCGATATAGCGCCCTCCTGAACTGATAAATCCGCCGCCTTCCATGGAAATCCATGCCGTGTCGCCGAGCTTGCGATAACGCGCCTGAATTTTCAGATCATCGCGATCGGGGATTTGCTCGGCCGTCACCGACAGCACCGCAAAAGCCGAATTTTCGTTCGGCCGCGTGATCACCTGGCTCAATGTGGCCACGATGTCCGGCGGCGGATCGCCCGCCGCGCCAATGGCAGAAGCTGGCGGCGCCCCCTCCTCCGTCGCGGGGTTCCACGCTGCCGCGGCCCGGTCCACCTTGGCCAGCTCGATCCGGCATTGCAGCGCCTGTGGGTCGAATTCATGATCGAGGACTTCGTATTCGCCCTCGATCACCCGACCGGACCCGTCCTGGGGCCGATAGTTCAGCATGATCGTGTGTCGCTGGCCGTGGGCAGCCGGGAAGCGCGCTTTCAGCCCGACCACATCGGTGATCATCTCGATCTTTGCGCGATTGTCGTCATGCATCTGCATCTTGCCGCGACGGCGCGCTTGCGAGGTGTCGGGGCACATCTCCAGCCGCAGCTCCTGCGCGATCTCGCCCTCGCGCGCGAGCCGGGCCTGGTCACGCCAGGCGTCGACTTCTGCGATCTCGTACTTTGCACCGGCCGCCAGGTGATAGACCCGCAGCGTATTGTAGCCCTCGCGCTCGCTGATCGCCTCGCGGGTCTGGATCTGCTCGATGTCCTTGGCCGTCAATGTGCAGGCCGGCGTCCCGAAAGGCCCGCCGATCAGGCCGACCTTGCCATCTTGCGTTTCATAGGTGCTGATGCCGCTGGCCGCCTTCATCCGGTCCAGGACCGCCTTTGGATCCTCGTCCATGGTCCAGTAGCCCCAAAGCCGCATATTCGGCTCCGTACCGCCGGCGCGCTGCGGGATCGGCAGGTCGCACCAGTCCGCCATCGCCGAGACGCTGGCCCAATCGACCTCGGCAGGGTCGAGGCGATAGCCATCCGGATGGGTCAGGTAGTGGGCGATCACCAAGGCGGCATTGTCGGACCAGACGGTGCTGCCTGTGCGCGGATCGTAAACGCGCTGGCCCCGGACAACCCATTGATAAACGGTGTTGGAGCCCTTCGGAAAAATCTTCATGAAGTCTTCGCCGCCGGGCGCTCGGCTGCGCACCAGGAATGTCGCCTGACCCTGAAGACGGTGATCCGCGCTCCAGATCGACGCGAATTTCTCCAACAGCAGCGGGTAGTCCCCGCCCAGACCGGCGCCATTGCGGGTGGTGACGAAAACGAAGCCAGCCTTGTCGCCATAATCGACCTGGTCCCCGGTCAGCGACACGGCCTCCCCGTCGATCCAGAACTGCTCGAAAGCGTCGATGCGCCCGTGATTGGCCATGACCAGCTGGAACAGGATGCCGTCTTTCACATCGAAGAAGGCTCGAATACCGCCGGCCAGATAGCGTCCCACATAGATCCGCCGCGGCGCGTCGGTCTGGTTGATGACGGCCTGGATCTCATGCGTGGGGATGCTGGGCTTGGGCGCCAAGGCGCGCGATAAGGCCGACGCGGCCGCGGCGACCGCGATCTGTGCTGCTGAAACACCGATCTGCACGGCCGTCGCGAAGGACAGTCCCGCCGCCGAAGCAAGGAAGCTGGCTGCATACGCAACCGCGTAGCTGATCGCGGAAAAAATAGCCATTATTTCACCATCTGGATTTCCGCGATCCGGTATCCCGAGCGCTGAAGGATGCGCTGCGCCGCACCTCCCTTGCAGCTGAGCTTGATCAAGGTCGCGCCCTGCCGGTGCGCCCAGGCCTCGAACGCGCGCAGCAGCGCCAGGCCCGACCGATCCTCGGCATACCAGCCCATCTCGATCGCCACCGGATCGGGGTTGATCACTGTCTGCGCGATGCAGCCGGCGATAAACCCGCGCGCCGAGATGAAGGCGATGCCGCCGGGATCCTGGATCAGCGCGGCCAACGTCTCGCCGGTCTTCAGCCGGTCCACGCGCTGCGGGCCATCGACCGCGGCGGCAAGGCGCTCGATCATGTCGATGATGCGGGGGATGTCCGCCTCACCCGCTATCCGGCAGGGACCCATACGACGCTCCGGTCTTTCAGGCTGGGCGTCAGGTCGAGGCCCTTGTCGCCCGGAAAACGGGCTTTCTGGTCGGCCGGCGTCCAGCGTCCATGCGGCGGCTTGCCCTGCCACGACATGCGGCCATAAGCCTCCAGCTCGATGGTCCGCTCGACATGGCTCGACGTGCTGCGCATGTCGCGCATGCGGCCGGTGAACACGCTGATCGGCGATCCAATCAGCCGGCCACGGTGACCGCCGCCCTCGCCCGCCTCCTGCATCGAGAACAGCTGGTAGAACAGCCGGCACGACCGGTTGTTGACCTCTGCCGCCTGGTTGTCGCAGCGCGCGATCATCTCGGGCGACGCGGCCGGAATTGTGAAAGTGATCATGCCGGCCGAGGTGCCGTAGGTCAGCGACATGGATGAAATCTGGATCACGTCCCCCGTGCCGCGATAGGTCACACCCCCGGTGGTCAGGTCCCCATATCCCAGCCACCACCGCTGCGGATTGGTCGCGAAATCCATCTGGCACAGGATGGTGCAGGCAACGTGCCCGCGGCGCAGCTCGGCATCGGGAACGTCATGGATCGACATCAGAACGCCTCGATGAAGGTAAGGGAGGTATCCTGCCGCGGCGACAGATCGGACGCGACAGGATCACCGGCTTCGAGCCGACACCGCAACCGCAGCTGATCCACAACCACCACCTGGCCGGCCGGATAGGCCGCCCGCAGGTTCGGCATGAGCGAGACCCGCGCACGCTGGGGATGCTCGTCGATTGGCACCACATTCACGACCTGATGCAACCGCTCGCCCAAGGTCACGAAATGGCCGGGCCATAGCTTCGACAATACCGGCGTGTCCACGTCGATATAACTGTCGCGATAGGCCGCAGGGGCGCGCAGCGTAAACCCACCGAACGGCGGGGAGGTGAAGCCGGTGTGGTCCGAGGTGAAGGGCGCGCCTAGTCCGCCACGGACCAGCATCCGACCATTGCCGCCAAGCGGACGCCATTTGACATAGACCGGCACCACGCACTCCGCATTTGCCGCCCCCATCGCGGTGACGAAAGCCGACAGGGCAAGATGGCTCTGCATGTCGAAGGCGAACGCCTGCATGTCGAGGCGCCAAAAGCCGTTCATGGCGGGCTTGGCGAAGGTTTCCCCGTCGATATTCGTGAAGGGCTGAAGGCGCAGACCCTCCAGCCGCGGCACAGATGATTGCAGCCGGACCGGCGCGGGAAAAGCGATCTGCATCATTTGCCCCCCGACAGGTACTGGCGCTGCACCTGTGACCGATTGTTCTGGGATACGACATGCGCGGAAACTTTTCCGCTAATGCGCTCGACGAAGGCTTGCAGGTTGCCATTTTGGTCTACGCCCACCCGGACATCTAAGGTCCCGTCAGAGGCCCCCGAACGGTCCGCCATGCGCTTACTGACATCATGCGGGATGATCCTGGTCCCCGATGGCAGATCCACGATCTCGCCGCCGCGCTCGTTAATTTCCGTCAGGCCGCCGCGCCAGTTACTGGTGCCGTTGGCATTTGCACCGATGCCGCCGAAAAGCCCGCCGAACGCCGAGGTCAGCATGTCGTTTCCGAAGCTCGCAAGCCATTGCGAAGCGACCTGCCGCAGCGCATCCTTCACCTTCATGGAGCCGCTAATCACGCTCTGGAAGGCGGACTGCGCGCTGCTGGCGAAGCTGTTCATGCTCTCCGACAGGCTTTCCCCGCGCCCGCTGACAGCATCGGTGACGGACGCCATGGCATTCTGAACCCCTGGTACGCCCTGGCCAATCCCATGCCCGAGCCCCTGCATCAGCCAGTTGCCGATCTGCTGGAAAACGCGAGACGGGCTATGCGTATCGAATTCGTCTTTCGCGGTGCCTGTGACGCTGTTCAGATAGCTGCGGAGCTCCTGGCGCTGGCCGTCGATGCCTTGGCCCACCCCCGAAATCAGGCCGCGACCTATATCCACTCCAACGCCGCGCATATCCTCAGCGCTGGCGGCCCCCGCCGAAGGATCAGCCCGGTTCCCCACGGACAGCGCATCCGCAATGGCATCTTTGACCGCGGTCACCTTGTCGATGATTTTTTGTAGGAAGTCGATGAATGCCTGAAACTTTGCAGAGATCCAATCGATTGCCGCACCGACGGCGGCCTTGATGTCGTCGCCCCACACTTGCCATGCGGCGACAGCTGCGGCCGCGGCGGCGATGAAGAGCCCAACTGGCCCCGTGGCGACGATTAGCAAGGAAAAAGCTCGCGACACCGTGCCAATGGCGAACAGGACCGGCCCTCCCAGCCCCAATGCAGCGGCAATACCCGCGGCGGCGTCCTGAACAGGGCCGGGAAGTTGCCCAAACCACTGGATCAGGCCCTCGATCTTCTGCACCGCCTTGTCCATCGCGGGCACAACCCGGTCTATCAGAACGTCCATGAACCGGTTAACGATTGGCAGGAGGGCTTCGGAAAGCCGGATCCGCACCCCGTCAACAGCTTGGCGCAGGGCGTCCAGCTTCTCCTGAAACTCCAGCGAACCGCGGATGGCGGCATCGGACATGACTGCGCCGGAGCGCTCCGCGGCATTTCCAAACCCCTCCATCGCGGCGCCGCCATTCATCAGCAACGGGATCAGCGCCGTCGCATCCGATGCCATTGCCTCCATGTAGAAGGTCATCTGCTGCTGGTTCAGCCCCGCCTTTTGCAGGGTATCCACATAAAGCTGAAGCGCCTGCGGGCCAGACAGATTCTTGAACTGCTCGGCCGTCACGCCCACCTTCGGCGCGACATTCTCGAAGAAATCGGCCATGGGACCGCCGCCGGTCTCCATGAAATCCCCGACCCGGTCGTTCACATCCTTCAGGATGTCGGCCAGCTTGTCCTGCTGGATGCCAACCGTCTTGGAGCCAGCCGACCACCGTTGGAACTCTTTGGTGCTGGCATTGGCCAACTTCGACTGAATGCTGATTTCCTTGGCAGCATCAGCCGTGTTCTTCACCAGTGCAATCGCGGCGGCGCCGGCCGTGGCCATTGCGCCAGAGACGATGGACATCTTCCTGCCCATATCGGTCGCGGCCTTGCCGACCCTGTCTAGACCGCTGACCAGCTTCCCCGTCGCGCCCTGTACGCGCTTGACGCCCTGCGTAAACGCGGCACTATCCAGCCCGAGGGCAACGTAGAGCGAACCGATTGCCTGCGATGCCATGCTCTAACCTTTGGATGATCTGATGATTACGAGATTCGCTTTGGCCCTAACCATTGCCGGCGGCGGCGCCAGCCAGTCCAACGCGCAAGAGGATTTGGCCAGGATGATGAGAGCGGCTGAATTGGGAAGCGTTCTCGCCAGCGAGGAAATTTGTGACCTTAGCTACAAACAGGCCGCCATCGAGGCATGGATTGATAAGAACGTGCCGGCCGATGATATTATGTTCGCTTCATCCCTGGACACCGCCGTTATGGGCGGGAAATTCGGATACCGCGACCAGACAACATCGGAGCGCACCGCCCACTGTGCGGCGATCAAGAAAACCGCCAAACACTACGGCTTCATCGACTAGCCCGAGCCAACGCCCGGTCAACCCGATCCCACGCGGCATGAAACTGCCTGACCCGTTCCGCGCGGGTCCTGGCGACATCCCTATGCCCAACGAAGGTTTTCAGATCGGGAGCCTTTTTCAAGTGCGGCAGCATTGCACCCCACCAGACCATTTCCCGCTCGCGCTCCAATCGAAGTCCGGCACCCTCTATCTCGACGGAGTAGAGGCGCGGCGTGACTTCCCAAAAACGAGCAGGGTCCAGGCCCGCCGCGATATATTGCGCGCAGAGCCGCGCGAGATTCAGTCCTTCTTCTTGCCCTGCGCGACGACGTTTCCCACCGCATCCGGGAAAGCCGCAGAAAGCAGGCGTGCGAACAACTCGGGGTCGGCAGTCAGCATGTCATCCGCCAGATCGGCCGCCGCTTCCTCGGGAACGCCGCCCTTCACCAAGGCACCAGCGACCCCGTCCAACATCACGTCAAACGCCGGAATCTTCTCGACACTGCCCGACAGCAACCCTTTCAGGTCCGAGCCGTGGCGAGCTTGTAGCTTCGCCAGGACGCCAAAGGTCATGCGAAGTTCATAACACTTCCCGCCAAACTCGTGGTGCAGCGCACCGGTCACATCAGCCATGATTTTACCTCAGGGATTTTCAGGGCGCGGATTGGCCGTGCGCCGCTCGAAGATTTTCATCGCCAGCGTGACCATGCGCTTCTCACCGACCGAACCCTGCGGCGTGAAGGCATTGACATAGCCGCGATAGGTCCGCCGGATGCCCCCGACATTGAACTCGATCAGTACGTCCTCATGCTGCCCGGTCTCGGTGAGGCCCGCCAGCGTGTCGAGCAGAACCTGCGAAGCGTGCGTCGGCCAGTATTGCAGATCCTGCGACCAGTCCGCGGCCGACATAAGGCCGGGGATCGTTTCGCGGCTGCGACCAGGCGATTGCATATGCGTCACGTCGACATCGTCGGGCGTGCGCTCCGGCGCGTTCAGTTCTTCAATGCCGAAGATCTGCGTCCATTCCTCGACGGTCCCGTCAGGCGCGAGCGGCCCGATCCAGAGTTCGTCATCCCAGGCCACCTCGGCCTGCGAAGCAAGTTCAGTCATGATTCGGCCTCCATGTTACGATGTAATCCTGCGAGATCCGGAAGGGCCGACCATCGGCGCCGCTCTCGAAAACCTCGCGCTCGGCATCAAACAGGATCAGCCGGATTTCCCCGGCGCGCGTCCCGTTGATTTCTCCCCTGGCCGCACGGGACAGGGTTCGTGCGGTAGAACGGTCAGCACCGTAGCTGTCCACCTGAACGCGGTATTGGAAGAACCCGCCAGCGCCCTGCATATGCGGGTTATCGGTGGCGCTGATGATGTTCAGCACCAGATAGGGCAGGCCAGCACTCTGCGGCGCAATACCCCAGAATATCCGCTCGCCCACCAGAGATTGCACCGCCGAAGAACCCGACAGCAGCGCCCAGAAAACCTCGTCCATGGGTCAGCCTTTCGCCTGTCTCTTGGCCTGTCGGGCGATGGTCTTATTGATCTGCAACCGCAGTTCCTCGGCCAGGATGCGCAGCGCCGCGCCCTTGTTCGCATCCCACGCCGGACGGGCGAACGGCTGTGGCGCCGTGCCGGGGTGACGGGCACCGGCGAACTTACCGCCGACGATATGCGGGGCGGTCCCGAACTCGACCAGGTGGGCGTGGAATGCCCGCTCGCCCGGCCCGACGTACATGATGACCGGCGGCGCAGTTCCCTTGGCGGCGCGCCGCGCATCGCGCATGGCCTTGACCGCCGAAGCTTTGTCGAACCCCTGCCGCATTGCTTGGGAATAGGCGGCCTTCCCGACCTCGCCCTTGATCTTGGTGCTGATCGTGATGCTGCCTTTCAACACGCCGTCATTAACCGGCGCATGGGCCTCCATCGCCGCCTTGATCGGCTCGCCCGCCTTTTTCAGCGCATTGCGCGATACCGTCTTGCGTGTCGCCTGTTTGTCCAGCCGCATCAGTGTGGCCTCAAGCTCCTTGAAGCCCTCAAGCTTGAAGGTGACGTGCTTTGCCATCAGTCCAGCCGCGCCTGCGCTGTGATTTCCAGATAGTCCCGCCGGCCTAGCTCCTTGATACCGACGATATCGAACGTCAGCCGGCCCTCGGTGATCGTGTCAGCAGGACGGATGCCCCGCGTCATTTCAAACGAGCGCACCGTGAAGCGTGCCGCCAGCGTTGACATGACCGTGCCCGCAGCGGCCTTCTCGCCATCGCTCACGTCCTTCCTGGCTGCCCAGATGGTGCCGAGCGTGATCCACGTCTCGGTTGCGCCGAGGGGGCCGTTCGTCACCGTCCTGCGGCTGATGGTTATGCGGCGATCCAAGCTTCCTGTTTGTATCACGTCACCACCCCTCCCCGGCCTCCGGAGCCGGGAAGAATACCCGATAGCCGGACAGCAGATCGCGCACCGTCCGGGGCGGTACGGCATCGCCTTGGCTGTCGCCCTCGCCGCTGCGCTGCTGATACATGCGATCCGCCAACTGCATGATGGCGACGATGATCGCCTCGTCGGCGACCATCTGATAGCGGTTGTAGCGGGGATCTGTCGCCGGGGGCAGGTCTTCGGCGGCGGCATAGATCGGCCGGCCGATCCAGTTCCGCACCCGCAGTTCCGCCGCCAGGCCGATATTGGTGATCAGCCAATCCTCGGCATCGTGATCGACGCGCAGATGCACCTTCAGATCGGCCAGCGGAACGATCATTTCGCGGCCTTACCCTTCGGCGCTTCCTTGGCCTCGGCCGTCGCATGGGCATTGCCCTGATCATCAAGTGCCGAAGCTTTCGCGGCGGCGGCTTCGGCAATCGCCTTCTCGCGCTTGTCGAGATCGGCCGCGATATCTGCCAAGCGCTGAACCTCGGCCTCATGATCCGCAACGGATTCTGCATGGGCTTCCTCCCGGGCGGTGAGCTCCTCCTCGCGGGCCGACAGCGCGGCGCTGCTCTCATGCATCCAGCGCTGAAGCGCCGCCTTCACCTCATCATCGGAAAGCTCGATCTGCAGTGCGACCAGCTCCTGCGCCTTCTCCTTGGTAATGGAACCGCCATCGATCATGGCCTGCAGGCGGTCGTTCGGCTTGGGCGTGGCCACCGGCGCGAACCCGGGCGCGGCCCCGGTCATGTTCACCGCCAGGAAATCCTGCTGCGCCTTCTCCGCCGAGGCGATGTCGGCTTCAGTGGCCCGGACGAAGCGCTTGGTCTTGAGCAGCTTCTCGACGTCCTTGTCTTCGACCTCGACGATCCCATTGGCCTTGACCCGGCCATAGATCCCGATCGCGCCGCGGAGCGCTTTCAATTTCGGCATGTCCGAATTCCTTCTGTTCGGGGTTGAACCGGGCGCAACCAGCGCCGCGCCCGGCGGGATCATCAGGGGGTCGGGGTGTAGTAGCAGAGCGCCAGGGGGCGCTTGACCGCGACGACGCCGCGCTTCTCGCCGCGAACCGTCAGCATGTTCTTGTCGAAGTTGTCGCGGTTCTCCGACGACAGCAGGATCTCGATCCCCTGGCGCTCGTAGTAGGTGGCGGCCATCTTGAACGCGCCGGTCAGGAAATCTCCTTCGGGCATGTCCTCGGTGTCGACGATGCGACGCCCCCAAAGACGCGGCGTCGCGGTGCCGTCGAAGGGGTTGCCGAAGATGTACCGGCCGGTCGTGTCCTTCAGCATCTCGGCAGCGGCCCAGTCCCAGATATTCAGCACGTTCGCGTCGACGACATAGCCGGCGGCGGCAACCTGCAGGATGGCAAGGCGCAGGCGGTCCAGGATGGTCGCGCCGGCCGGCTCCCGGGCGGTCTGGCCATAGGCGGTGGCGTTGGTGATCAGGCCCGACATGTTCTCGCCGGTGCCGTCCCCCGCGAGGATCTGGGCGTTCTCGACCTTGTTGACCTCATAGGTCAGCGTGGTGTCAATGTCGGTGCGTAGCGCGGGAATGTCGTCCAGCATGTGCTTGTGGATTTCCATCCGGCCCGCGATAGTGCGCACCTCCTCCGATTCCGACACCCAGGTCTTGTCGATCAGCGGTTTCACAGTAACACCGTCGTCGGGCACGATGCCCGCGGCGCCGGTGCGCGCGACCTCGCGGAAGAACTTCAGCAGCGGCTGATCGGTCTGACCCACCGTCACCAGATCCTTCACCACCAGCTTCTTGTCCGGCTCGGCGATGATCTCGCTTTCCCGGCGCTCGGGGACCAGCACTCCACCGGAACCCGGCAGCGAGGTGATCGCGTTGAAGACGCCAAGCGACTGATCGCCCTGCACGCCGCTCTTGGCGAGCGCGCGGATCTTGTCGGTTGCCTCATCCATGACCATCTGGCCGAGTGACTTCGCAGCCCCCGCGCCACCGCGGACGCCGTTGGCCACGCGCTGCTCGAGCTCACGGGCCGAGGCCTGCATTTCGTCGAGGCGGCCCTTGAGTTCGCCCTGCTCCGCCAGCGCCTTGTCCACGCTGGCCTTGGTTTCTTCGGTCAGCCCGCCAAGGCGTTTCGCCTCGTCCAGCGCAGCCTGGGCACTCTTGTTGATGTTGCCGGTGACCTTGTCGAATTCGGCTTTGAACTCGCCGAACGCCTGTTCCATGTCGAAGGCCATGTCAGTTCTCCATTTTGGCCGATAGGGATTTGGCCCACCCGGTCAGGTTGGCCATCGTCTCGACAGCGCTCGGCATGTCGTCGTCAGCAGCGCCTGGCTTGCTGGTAAGGCGGTTGCGCAGGGCATTGGCCTGCGAGCGCGAATAGCCCGCCTTGCGGGCCATGAACGCGAATTCCGTGACGGCCTTGGCATCCTTGGCCTTCGCCTGGTCGGATGCCTCGATCTGGTCCGCATCCAGCAGCGCGTCGGCGAATCCCTGGTCGATGGCCGCGCGACCCGAAATCCATGTCTCGCGATCCATCATGGCGCCGATCTCTTTCGCGTCCGCCTTGGCGCGAAGGGCGTAAAGCTCTGCCATGACCTCGTCGAAGGCGGCCAGCTGTCCAGCCACGGTGGAAAGATCGTGCCGATCGCCGATGGCAAAGACCCAGGTGTTGTGGATCATCAGGAAGCCCGCCCGCGCGATCTCGACCTTGTCGCCTGCCATGGCGATGACCGAGGCTGCCGAGGCGGCCAGGCCGACGATGCGTACCGTGACATCGCCCTTGTGGCCGCGCAGCATGTTGTAGATCGCCAAGCCCTCGAACACGTCGCCGCCGGGGCTATTGATGTTCACGACCACGTCACGGTCGCCTGCGGACCGCAGCAGGGCGCCGACGCGACGGCCGGTAATGCCGTAGCCGTCCCAGCTCTCGCCAATCACGTCCATGACATCGATGACGAACGGCCCGCTGGCGTCGCCGGCAGCTTCGGCCTTGGCGCGCAACTCGGGCTGCCACTTCTCGAAGGCCTTGGGCGGGGCGCATTCGGCGCGTACGTCGTCGGGCCGCATACCGAAATGCGCGACCGGCATATGGTTCTTGGCCATGTCAGATCCTTTCGTTCAGCAGATCAATAGGCGACATCGCCGTCTGCACCATCAGCTCGTCGGCGACGCCGCCGCGGCGCTCCAGGTTGAGCTTGTCGCGCGCCTCGTCCCTGGTCATGATGCCGTTGGTCGTCATCGCGCGCAGGAACTCGGCCTTGGCCTTGCTGTCCATCTGGAGCATGGCCTCGCGGTTGAACTCGGCGTAGAGGTCGCGCTGATCGCGGATCGGGATCAGCTGCTTGCGGATCCGCTGCTCGACCTTTTTCAACACCGGGTTGATGCCCAGTTGCATCCAGGACAGGAAGATCTGCTCGACCCCCGTACCCCACATTGTCTGCCCTTCCGCAGAATGGCCGATGACGATGGGCGGCGTTCCGAACCAGCGGCAAACCTCCTCGATCGAGAAGCGCCGGGTTTCCAGCATTTGGGCATCGTCCGGATTCAGCGTCAGCTGCTCGAACTCCATGCCGGCCTCGAGGATCATCAGCTTGCCGGCCTTGGTCGATCCGGCATATTCGCTCATCATCGCCTGCAACTGCGGGCGCTGCTCCGGCATGATGCGCTGATTCGTCTTCAGCACGCCCGAGGCCTGCATGCCCGAGCCGAACATCTTGGCCGAAGCCTCGTCTGCCGCCATCGCCGCGCCGAGGGATTGCGTCCCCCAGCGGATCGGCGACAGACCTTCGTCGCCGCCGAACCCCCAGCCGCGAAGATGGAACATGTCCTGCCGCTGGACGATACGCCGGCGCGAACTGCCCAGTTCCAGGACCTCATAGGACAGCTGGTTCGTCACCTTGTTCCGGATCGGCGTCACATGGGTCGACGGGATAGGTGTCAGCGAGGCCGCCCGGCCATTGATCCAGAAGATCTCGGCATAGGCATTGCCCGTGGCCAGCATCCACGAGAACATGCCCTCCCAGAATTCGACCGGGGTCTGATCCTCGTTCGGCGACAGGCTGATCAGGTCGGCCAGCGCGCCGGATTGGGCCTGCCGACCGCTCGCCGTCTTGCGATACAGGTCCAACGGCAGCGAGGCCATGGCCTGCGCGCTGCGCGCGATGCAGGCCCAGACCGCCGAAATCGTCATGGCGGCCGAGAGCGTGACGACCTTGCCCGAACCGTTGCTGGCGACGTAATAGCCCAAATCGCCGCCCTGCAGCGTCAGGCGCTGATCCTTGGTAAGATCCGACAGCGCCGCCATGGGGCGACCGAACCTGTCGATAATGCCCCGGGGCAGGTCCATGTCAGATCACCATGATCGGATTGGCGAGGAAATCGCCGATCGGCGGCGCCGCCTGCGGATTGCTGAACATCAGCATCGCCGCATCGAAGGCCGCCATCAGGGGATCGATCTTGGCAGAGCCGGAAGCTTGCTTCGTCACCATGTAATTGCTCCCCTTGAGCTCCTGCTTGGCGTTGCCGACCGCCCAGTTCATGATCGGCTGGTCGGCGTGCAGCATCCGCCGCGATTCCAGCTTGAGCGGCACTGTCGAAACCGCGGTCTGGAGCTTCCAGCCCTGCTGGACCGCCTGGACCAGCGGCGAAACCATCCCCATCTCCTCGAGCGCATCGAGCAGCAGCGCGATCCCGGCGGCGTCAAGCCCGATGCCGCCCGCCTCTGGCAATCGGCCTGCCATCCGCACCCGGTCACATATCTCGGCCGCTTCGATCGCCTGTTGCTCCGGCGTGGCCGCAACCCGAAGGTCGCCGTCTTCCTCGAACCCGCGCAGCGCATCGGCGATCTGCGGCCGGGCCTTGAAGACCGTCTCGCGCGCCCAGGCGCGAACCCAGAGCAGCCAGACCTTGTCGCGCGACCGGCGGCCGAGAACGGCCAGCGCCGCCAGGTCGTCGGCACCGCCCCAGTCCGCGCCGATGGTGCAGACATCGCTTTCGTCCAGCAGCCGGTCGAGCGTGATCCAGTCGGCAGCGGCCGATTCCCAATGCACCGCACCCGACCAGGCATCGCCACCGAGGCCGACGCCGATTTCGATGTTCAGATGCTGGCTGGCCCAGATCTGCTCGGCCTCTTTCGAGACCTTGCCGTTGTTCTCGTAATCGTCCTCGAGCGCCTGTTCGTCGATCGACAGGCCGAGGTTCGGCAGGACCAGGTGCCAGTTGCCGCGGTCGCGCCAGTATTTCTCGTTGCGCTGGTGCTCCTCCGGGAACTCGTAGAGCACCGGCAACATGATCGGCGCCGGCCCGCCCTTGCCGTCTCGGATCGCCCGAGCCTTCTTCAGCTCCGATTTCCAAATGCCGGTCGGCATCTCGTCCGACTGGGTGGTGATCATCAGCACCTTGCCGCGAACCTTGGTGATGCCGCCGCCGCGGATCTGCTGCATGACCTTGGCGGCCTTGGCCTTCTTCCCCAGCTCGTGCAACTCGTCGATGATCGTAAGCACCGGGATTTCCCCGGTGACGATCTGGGTGTCGAAGGTCTTGACGTCCAGCGCCGTGCCGGTCTTGCGCCGCGTGATCGTCTTCAGGTGCTCCTGCACCTTGAAGATCAGCTTCAGCTTGTCGTCGAGGTTTATCATCCCCTGCGCCTGGTCGAAGCACCGTTCGGAGATGTTCTGGCTCGGCCCCACCAGCAGCATCTGCCGATTCGGCGCCTCCTCCATGTAGAGCGCCGTCAGCCCGAGTGCCGCGACATAGGTCGATTTCGAGTTCTTCTTCGGGACCATGCACAGCAGTTCCCAGACGATCTCGCGATGCGTGTCCGGATCTTCGCTGGCAAAGAACACCACCAGGATGGTCTTGAACCAGTCGCCGCAGGCTTCCGACATCGGCGGATTGCCGGGTACGTCGGGCAGCCGCAGCCGATTGAAGAACGCCAGGACGCGTGCCGCCTTCGCCTCGTTGACCGGAACATCGGCAATCGGCACCTCGCCGGCCTGAAGCTTCTCCCACCAATCCGGGCAGGCGAAGCGCGGCAGCGCCTCAGTGGCGGACATTGCCCTTGGTCTCCTGGTCCAGTTCCAGCGTCAGCGCCGCGTCGGCGTCCAGCGCCAGCACCTCGTCCAGAACCTTCTTGCCCAGCTTCTCTTTCGGCTCGGGCTGGTCCTTCGGCCGGGACGCATAGGTCCGCTCCGCTTCCATCTGGTCGAAGCGATCCAGCAGGCGGTCCACCTGCCGCATGGCACCGACGTTGCCGGCTTGGGCGGCCGCCATGGCCAACTCCAGCCGGCGGGCATCGAGCATGTCGCGCGCTACGGGGCGGATCTTCAGCTCCTGAAAAAAAAGCCGCCGAAATGTCGGAAGCGACATGCGGAGAACGGCGGCGATCCGTTCGTTGGACCAGCCCACCGCCAGCAACATGTTGACTTTGTTGCGATCTTCCAGCGTCGCCACCTTGCGGGGCCGGCCGGGCTTGCCGGACCCCGCGTCAACGGGGTTTCCGAACAGGTCGAAAACCTCTGCCATCAGAAAAAAATCTCCAGATGAGGGGGGCGCGGGTCCGCGGCCCACAGGCCCCCTGACTTTCGACCCACCCCCTCCTTCGGGGGTCCGAGGGGTCGATCTGCCCGGTTTTCGGGCATTTCGGGCCGGATGGGGCCGTTTTCGAGGTCGGTTCGACCCGATCCGCCGGATTTTCGGGAGCGACCCGTCGATCCGCGCGGATTTCTGGGTCAGATCGAGGCAGTGCCGCGGGCCGCACGCTCCTCGCGCTGCTTGTCCCGGTTGTGGCAGGTGGCGCAGAGGCATTGCAGGTTGCCGGGATCGAAGAACAGCGCGCGCTCGCCACGATGCGGCCGGATATGGTCGGCCACCAGGTCGCGACTTTGGCCAATGACGCCGCAGCGGGCGCAGGTGAACAACGCCGACGCAAGGCAATCCCAGCGGAGCCGCTGCCACTCGGCCGTCTTGTACCATTTGCGCCATGGCACCAGCTGGTCGCGGCGCTTGAGCCGGTCCGGCCCGGCACCAATAGACGTGACACGCCCGGACAACGCGCCAACGCGCGGCGCGAGTTGCTTTAGCCTGCCCATGCTGTCCTGCCTCCTTCGATTGCATGCGCATCCGCCCGCTCATGAACCCGTTCACGCGCGCCCGCGTTGCCATCCGTGACGGAAACCGAAGAGCGCCGATGATGGAGGGCATCCATGACCAATGGAAAACTGATCTTCGAGGATGGGGTCGAACTGACCGGAACGGTCGATCTGGGCGGCGATTACGCCATCTTCAAGACCGACACCGTGCTGAGCCAAGACCAGACAGGAACCCTTAAGACCGGCGAACTGCAAGCGAATGACCGCAAGGAGAAGGTACTGCTGGAAACGGCGCAGGCTATCCATGCCGATCAGCTCGACAAGGGCGAACCGCAAGGCACCAAGCTGACGCTAAGGCGCTTCGACCCCATCTAACGGAAGCGCCCGCGAGGGAGGTGATCCCTGCGGGCGCAATTCTGGATGATGGCAATATTGATAAGGCCGCGAGGGATAAGCCGTCAAGAGGGGTTATGATGCGAGCCCGGCCCATAGCCCTGCATGCGGTCCAGGATAGATGCCAGAGCCTCAATCAGCTTCTTGACGTTTTTCCCATCAAGGGACCAGCCGTGCCGCTCCAGCACCGCCCTGAACGAACAACCTTCCAGGCAGATCGCGTCGACCAGAACGCGATCGAGGATTGGCTTGGCATCCGGGCCGCCCCGTTTCGACGGTCGAACCCGCCGCACCGTCATGGCGATACCATTGCCGATCCTTCGCCGCATCAAGGCGATCTGCTCGCCCTCGGCGATGAACGCATCCATGAACTCGCCGCCACCAGACGGACCGCAGCCCCGCCGCGCCTCCAGGCTGGCGCAGCGCATGCCGCCCGCGTCGTGGCGCTCGACCAGGTCACGGTAGAGGCGCGCCGCATTGACCTGTCCCTTGGTGAAGGGCGAGCGACCAGGATTGCCGCCCTTGTCCTTTCGCTTCACCGCGATCCGCTCCAGCACATCGAAGATGTCGGCTGCTCGCGCGGCGCTGAACCCGCGCCAGCCGGTGCGCTCGACCTTGTATCCGCTCTTGGCCTTTTCATCGGGCATCACGACATGCGGCATGAACGCCACCTGCGTCCCGCGCGCAGGCGCAACCGGGATCCGGGGCCCGCAACCCTCGACAGGCGTCGCGCGGGCGATGATCGCAGCCAGCCGCTCTTGCTCTGTCAGGCGTCGGGCCGCCCCTGCCTTGCTGTCGAAGACCGTCATGCTGCCTGCCCTTCCTTCCGCTTTTCGTCATGCATGGCCCTGATCTCGGCCATGTCCCGCTGCCAATGGGCGTGGAACGCCTTCTGATCGTCCGTCGCTATGCCGGCCGCTATATTTTCCTCGGCGATCCGCAGCCGGCGCTGGTTGTCCGCGGCCTCCTCGCGAAGCTGCTTTTCCTTCCAGCCGCCCTCGACGAAGGGCGGCGGACCGTGCCGCTTGACCTCCTGATACATCTCGAAGGCCCAACCCTCGGCCATCGCCCGGAAGCCGAGGCGCGAGGTCATCATGCTGCGCACATAGGGGTAGGTCTCGGGCGGCGCCGGCTTCTGGATCATCGCGGTGCGCCGGATCTGCGCCTCGGTCGGCCATTCGTCCTTGACCGACAGCGCCACGATGTGATCGCGCAGCCCGGCCAGTTGCTCATCGTCCAGATAGGCCAGCCAGGATCGCAACCGGACCAGCATTTTCGCATGGGCATCCTGGCTCATCCGCCTGCCTTCGCCATCCTTCCCACGCTTCAGCCCCGCCAGAGGCTCCAGCAGCAGCGCATCCACTCGCGCCTCCGCTTCCGCCTTTGTCCCCGTCATCGCCATCACCCCTTTTCCCCAGCCTGCCGACTTATCCACATGTCGCGCCGGTGCATTGTCCGCGCCCGGCCTCTGTCTTTTTCTTGTCTCTGTCCCTGTCCTTATCGTCGGGGACAGTCTCGAAGTGTCCTCGGACTGTCCTGAACTGTCCTCGGGGACAGTGTTGGACAGTTTGGAGAATCAGCCGGTCGGCCGCCTGGCGCGCAGGTTCAATTCCAGCGAATGGTTCATCCATGCCGCGATGCCGCGCTCGATCCAGTCCGAAGACCGGTATTCGCAGCCCTGCGTCTGGAGCCAGCCGTCGATCCAGAGCACCGCGCCATCGTTGCCAGAAAGATTGGCATTGATGCCCGCCATCACGGACCGGAGGCGCTGAAGGCGCTTTTTCGTGCTGGCCGCTTCGCTGCGCGCCCGGTGATCCTCGCGCCTCGCAATCGCATCCTTCAGGGAGCGCAGCACCATGGGATGGGACAAGCGGACTTCGCCGTCACAGCGGACCGGCTGCCATTTATGCAGGGGGCCGAACTCCAGCTTGCAGAGTTGCCGGAAATGGGCCGCATCGACAAAGAGCATCTTGGCCAGCAAGTCATGATCATTGGGCAGTGTGCCAGCCGGCGCCTGATCGTAGGAAATGCAGATCAGGTCAAAGAACAGCGCCCGGCATTCCGGCGTACCGCGCAACCGCATGTCGCTGTTGAGCCAGCGCCGCCGTTCCCAGGGCACGAAGTAATGGCTGTCGAGCCGGTCTTCGACCGACAGGGGGTATGTTTCCAGATCGCCCGAGATCACCTGCAACGCCGTCACAGCAACGCCCCCTCGACAGTGTTGGCCCTATCCTCTGGCGGGTAGTCGCCTTCCCGCTCCAGACGCTTGCGGCAGGGTTCGATCCAGTGAAACCGGGTGCCTTCGCCCAGAACGTCCTTGCGCCAGACGATCCAGCAATAGGCCGTCGCCGTGCTGCCCTTGGCCGAAAGCCGGCCCTTGTGCATCACGACGCGCTCGGTGAATTGCAGGATGTCGCTTGGCGGAAGCGCGCTGAACAGATCGCGATATCGGCCAACGCCCTCCAGGAAGGCAGAGCGCACGATGACCGCGACGCCGCGGCGCGAGCTGGCCAGGGCGCGCTGGATGAACCGTTCGGCCAGCCGGAAAGGCGGGTTGGTGATTGTCCAATGCGCCGCTTGGGGAAGCGGTCCGAACAGGTAATCCCGCACCGGATATCCGACCCCGTAATCATGGGTGTCGGCCGCATCGACCGCACCGAAATACTCGCCCAGAACCCGCGCCATATATCCCCGATTGGCCGCGGGCTCTCGGCAGGCCATCTGCGCCAGCGTGTCGCCGTCCCAATCGTTGATCGCCTCGCACTGGATCCACTCGCACAGCGCGCGCGTCGCCCAAGGCGGCGTCGGGAAGTCGTCAAGGCTGTCGTGCGGTTCGGCGCGCTGCTGCATGACGGCGCTGCTGCGGTTCTGCCCGATCATTGACACGGCCTCCGTTTCATCCCGGTCAGCATCTCGGCATATTCGGGCTGCATCAGCAGCTCTCGGCTCATGTCGCCGATGTGCCGACCCGCCTTCCGGCCGGTCGAATTTCCATACACATTTAAATTGCAAGCCACTTTAAAAGTGTGTATATAAACCCCATGGAACTGGATTGGGACGAACAAAAGCGCGAACGCACGCTGCAAGAGCGGGGGCTGGACTTCGCATCGGTCGCGCAAGCGGACTGGGATGCCGCCCTGACGGTCGAGGACAGCCGCACGGATTACGGCGAGACCCGCTTCGTCAGCCTCGTCCCCATCCAGGACCGGCTTTGCGTGGTGGCCTGGTGCTGGCGCGGCCAGACCCTGCGGGTCATCAGCTTGCGCAAGGCCAATGCACGGGAAAGGAAACGCCATGAAGAAACGTGAACCGCTGATCGGCAAGGACGGCGAGGTCCGCGAACTGGACGATGCCTTCTTCGCCACCGCCAAGCGCGGCCGCCCGGCCATGCCCGCCGCCGAACGCAAGGTGCGCATGAACCTGATGATCGAGCCCGAGATTGCATCGCAGCTCGACAAGCTCGACAACAAGAGCGCCTTCGTGAACGAGGTGCTGCGCAAGGCGCTGGGGTGAACGGTCGCGATCATGCCGCCACCCCACGACCAGCCGACCAAGCCAGATTGCTGGCCGCATTGTTGCGCCGGTCGCCATCCAGCCAGATGGCCGAGGCACCGCGCGGCGCCGGGCCAATGAAGGCCTCCAGCACCAGCAGGTGAATGCGCCGCGAGTGCAGGCCGCCATCCAGGTCGCATAGCCGCACCTCAAGCCCGTTTTCGCCCCGCAAGATGCGCGGCTCGCGCCGGCGATCGATGATCCGCTGGCTTCCCACCCCGCGGCGCAACCACGACCGCACCCGGCCCATATTGCTCACGTCATAGGCGGGAAAGCCGCTGACCTCGCGCCAGACCTCGGCGCCGTTCGGCGGCGCCACGGCACGGCGCGGCACCCGGTTCTTGCGCGCAAAGATGCCCGCGGGACGGGCGTCCCCGACGGCCTTGGCCCGGCGATAGGCGTCCAGCACCTTTTCGTCATCAAGCCCGGCCAGCGCGCAGACCGCGCGGAAATCCCGCGTCCCGAACCAGCGGTCCGCCGCCGCGACCTCGCCGACCCCGGCCGGGATCGCGCCCAGCCCGTCGAACAGCGCGACATTCCACATCTCGGCCAGCACCGCAATCCACAGCTTGCGGCAGGCGGTGGCATCGACATGGACCAAAGGCATCCGGACAGGCGCGTTCACTGTTTCCGCGCCCCCTTGATCTTGCTGAAAAACTTTTCCGACTGCGACTTGAACCGATCCGCCGCGGCCGAGGATTGCCCGGCCAGCCGCAGGGCCCGCCGATGGCGAGCCGCGTAATAGCGCTGCGCCATGCGCCACCAGACCCGCATCACTGCACCTCCGGGTCGATGACCTGGAACACCGCCTCGGCGCCGACCAATGCGATCACCTTCAGCACATAGCGGAAATGCGGGGCGTTCTCGCGACGCAGCCAGTTGCGCACCGTGCGCGACGTGACCGGCCGGCTGTCCGAGGTCAGGACCTGGGCCGCGATTTCGGCCAGTTCGTTCTCGCTCCGCGCCTCGGGAAAGGCCCGCCACAGCAGCCCGGCGAACCAAGCGCGCTCGGCCTCCTCGCCGCCGCATTTTCGGAAAGACATTTCAGATGGTCCTGTGCTGTTGTGTCCTCGTGCAGAAGGACGATCACCAGAACGGAAAGAGGGCGCGGGATGATGAACTGTCATGCCGCGTCCTCGGAGGTGGAGGAGCCGCCCGGCCAGAAATCGTCGCGGGAAATAGTGACCCCCACCCGCAACGCTGCGGCAAGGACCACTGGTTTTTCAGCGTCCGGTATACTGCCGCGATCCTTCCAGCCGTGGATAGTGGAGGAGGATCGACCCAAGGCCTTAGCCATCGGGCGTATCCCACCAAATGCGGCAACGATGTTTGAAACATACGACATGCGCACAACGTCCGCTATTTGCGGACATAATGCAACCGCAATTTGCGAACAGACTTCGGACACGACCCGTGGCAAGCCACAGTTATGGATGATGAACCAGTGACCAAGGCCCTCCGGGACATCCGCGAGGAGGCAAAAGTCGGCGTCCGAGAAATGGCACGTCGGCTCGGGATGAGTTCACCCTCGAGCTATGCTCACTACGAAGATCCCAACCGCTTCAAGGATCCGTACCTTCCTATGGCATGGGCTCAACGCTTTGCGGATGCACTAGAACCGAACGGCATAGATCGAGCACGTGTTATCGCGTTGGCGGGCGTCGTGAACGCTGATCCCTCCGAGACGCTGGACTCACGTGTTGCTCGCCTCTCCAGGCGGCGTCACGACATGGTCCTGAGCCTTCTCGCTGATCTTGAGGCAGCAGAAGCAGCTGATCAAGAACGTCAAGGAAAAGCTGACGACGTGCAGGAGAAAGAGCCATGACCCTCCGTTCGATGTCGCCTCGCACACCCGCCCCTCCGACTCGCAAGAACATTACAAGAACTTTAGGCAACCTTCCGCCGATCCGGCAACCCCAAGATGCGAGCCCCCATGCCCAAGACCCCGAACGAACGCATTGCGACCCTGAAGGCCGAGCTGGTCGAGACGCAGGACGCGGCCGCGGCGATGGTGGTGCTTTGCACCGACAGAAGGAAGCGCCATGGCCTTTGAACCCCTAAATCTGAAAAAGCCTCGCAATCGCCTACGTCGCTCTGCTGACGCCGTTACAGCAATGGCTGTAACGCGGAATTACGAAGAATTTGAGGATATTTGGGAGAGGTTCCTAAATGATTGTAACGCATTTTTTGATCTGCTTTACGTCGCCACCAAAGCTAATCAAAGGGCGCGTACATGGTATGGAGAGAAGCAACTCCAAAGGCGTAAAGATCCTCTCCTTAAATACCTTTGGGAGGCTCGCAACTCGAACGAGCATTCTGTGGCCGATACGACGGGACACATGCCGGGCTCCTACTTGATCGGCATTCCTGGACCGGGCAGAAGTTCATCGATCCGCATCTCGGGAACAATCGGCGGGCCAAACGAAAATTTCACGGTAACGTCTATGGACGGGCTTCCGGTGCACAGCATTGTTCAACCCTCTTACGCCGTGCTCCTTCCAGTGACAGCACGCGACAAGACCATATATGCCCCTCCAACCTCCCATTTGGGAGGCACGCTGTCCGATACGACACCGCGAAATGTTGCCAGGCTGGCCGTGGCCTACATGGATGCAATCTTTTCAGAAGCGGCGGCTTTGCGCGTGTAGAACATGGCATAGAACACGTCCTCCGCAACTTCCTTAAGATCATCTCCGTGATGATGTTCAGAGAGTGCTTCCGCGCCAGCCGCCCGCATTTCCTCCGTCACCTCGACATATTCGGATTCCATCATCACCCCTGACCCGCCCAACGGCGGGCTTTTTCGTGCGCCGCAGCCCGGCACCGACCAGGTGAACGCTGCACCCACCCTGACGGCAGCATAGCGAGGGCGAATCGGCCTGCACAGCACGATGTCCGCTTTATGCGTCCAATGTGCGGTATTTGCGATTGACCGAGTGTCCGCAATGTGCGAACGATATCCCATCGGCACCCCGCCGACCGGGAGATCACAGGTGACGACAGCACCCCAAGATACGCATGATGACGCGCCGCCGGACTATCCCGGCTTCGTCCCCAGCCCCGACGAGGCGGCTCTTTTCGATGGCATGACGGCTGGGGTCGATGCCTTTGCGACCACGCTGGCGATGCGCTTTGAGGATGCCGGGTCCAAGCCGATGGTCGGCGCCTCCCTCGTTGCCTACCTGCTGGTCGGCGCCGCGTGGAAATTCGCCGCGGTGACGCGATGCGCAGAGGGCGGTGAGCCGGATGGGGCGAATTTCATCGGCTTGGCGACCGAGATCACCAAGCGCTTCCAGTTCGATGCTGATGCGATCCGCGCGGCGCTGGCCGAGGCGGAAGGCGGTGCAGCATGAGCATGATCGCCGCACATCGCCGTCGCCTTCGTGATGCGCGCCGGCGGCGCGCTGATGCAGAGGCGCAGGAGATCGCGCTGCGGGCTGCCCACCGCCGGCGCCTGGATGGCGTTCCGGTGCATGACTATGCGCCCGATGACCTGGTGCGTATCCATGGCGTGCCCGAGGCGGGGCTGGGCTGGGGCGAACCCGATCAGCCGCGGCCGGTGTCCTGGGCGCTGGTCTTTATCTGGATCGGTGTCGTGGCGCTGGTGATCCTGGGGGTGGGCCTGGGTTGGCTGGTCGGGCGAATGGACCCTCAGTCGGTGATGGACTTCCTGTCGCCCACAGCCGCGCAGGCGCGCGACGCCGGCTGGGTGGCGCTGTCGGAGGGATCAGGGGTTCGGCCATGACGATCCTGGACCCGCAGCTGATGGCCGAGCGAGCGCCGGCTCTGATCGAGGAGAACCTGCGCCTGCGGGATCTGGTACGTCGCATGGCCGAGCAGCTGGCGCATCTGGGAAATTCCGAACTGCTGGTCGAGGCCCGCAAGGTGCTGGCCGAGCAGGCCTGAAATTGTCGGAGGGCTTCGGCCCTTCGTCCGAGTTGGGTGTGTCTGGCTGCTTTCGTCGCACCCACACTGGCTGGCCGCCTTTGGCTTCAAGTTCCTCCCGACCTGCCAAGGGCGGCCAGCACCTTTCCTTCACACCGCGCCCGGCGGCTCCGGCTTTGCAGAGGAGACGCCATGAACCGCCTTTTGAAATGGCTCCGCCACGATCACCTGCCGCCGCATCTGCAGGCGGTGGTGAAGCCCATCGACGCGCTGGCGCAGGAGATGGACGGCACGCTCGCCGAGGGCGCCGAGAAGACCGCCGGCATGCGCAAGCTGGTCGAGGCCAAGGATTGCTTCGTCCGCGCGCGGATCGAGCAGGACGAGGAGGCCTGAGGTATGGAAATTCCATCTTCCGCGCCGCAGCTGCGCAGCCTCGACCAGATGCTGTCGCTTGCAGATGGTGGCGATTACCTGCCCGACCTGCTGTCGCGGATCGAGGCCAACAACGTCGAGATGCGCAGCTTCGCGCAGCAGTATTCGACCACCGCCAAGGGCAAGATCACCATCACCATCGACGTTGCGGTCGATCCTTTCGGCGCAACGCAGATGACGATGGATGACAAGATCGTCGGGCCCAAGTCGCCCAAGCGCAAGGCCGTCGCCTGGATGACCGGCGATGGCGGCATCACCACCCACAATCCCGCGCAATCCCGCATGGAAATTCGCGATGCCGGCAACGGCCGGCGCGAGCTGCGCGCGGCCGAGTAAAGGACAGTCCACATGACCACCGAAACCCCGAAAAACATCGCCGAGACGCTGCTAGCCGAAATGCCGCGCCTGGGCGAGGTGCAGCCCATCAGTATGCCGACGGCGGAGACGCCCGAGGCGCCGTTCATCGTCGCCGTGCCCGAGGGCCTGCGCATCGAGGATCTGACTGCCAAGCACCGCGCCGTGATGGAGGCGCTGAAGCCGCTCCAGCGGACCGGCAAGGCGGTTCTGGCCGATCTGGACAGCCTGATCGCCTGGACGAACCGCTTCAAGGGCGACGACACGGTGTTGTTCGGCCAGATCCATCCCGAGCCCAAGCTGATTTCGGTGATCGATTATCACGGCTCCGGCGCGCCGGTGGTTGCGCCGGAGGCCGGCGATCCGGCCGCGAACTATGGCCGGCATCGGGCGGTCTACAACTTCCCGGTGTCCGAACAGTGGAAGCGCTGGTCGGCGATCGATGGCAAGGCGCTCGACAAGGATGTGTTCGGCGAGTTCATCGAGGCGAACGCCGATGATTTCCTTGATCCGACGCCGGCGCTGCTGGGCCAGGCGGGCGGCGATGTCGAAGCTTGGGAACAGCGGATGATCGACATCGCCGCCAAGATCCAAGGGCGGTTCGGGCAGTATGCCGCGATCAACCTGCTGTCGCGCGAGTTGAAGATCCACGAGGTCGGGCATATCGAGGTCAAGACCAACCGCGACACCGGCGAGGCGCAGGTCCAGTTCCTGACCGAGCATCGTAGCCCGGATGGCAGCCCCCTGACCCTGCCGAACCTGTTCATGATCGCGATCCCGGTGTTCGAGGAAGGCGCGCTCTACCGGCTGGCCGTGCGCTTCCGCTACCGCAAGGCCGGGCAGGACGTGAAGTTCATCGCCTCGATCTACAACCCCGACGCCGCCCTGCGCGATGCCGCCCGCGAGGCGATGCACTACGCCCAGGGCGAAACCGGTGTGCCGCTGATGATGGGCCGCCCGGAGATCGGCGCGGACTGACCCTTCCGGTGTGTCGCCCCGCGCGGGCGGCCATCCAGAATGGTCAGGAAGGAATGCGACATGTCCGAGGCAAGGATTACCCGCCATGTAGGCGAGCATCACGCGGTGCAGGGTGAGGCTGAATATGTCAATCGCGCCGCATCCGAGCGGGCCGAGGCTGCGCCGGTGGCGTGGACCAGCCTCTCGGCTCTGACGGCGGTTTCGGAAGGACGGTCAGCTTGGATGTTCCCGGCTAAAGAGGGTGACGATCTGCGCGGATCGATCCCTCTCTACACCAACCCAGGCGCGCAGACCTCGGAACTGGAGGCCGAGCTGGCCCGCGCGCTTGCCCAGATCGAGAGTCTGGAAGCCGAATGTGATCGGCGCCATGCCGCGTTGCAGCGCGCGCCTGCACCGGGGATCGCGGAGGCGGCGAAGGTGCTCCTGGATGCTTGCCCCAATCCGATCTTCGATCACCTAAAGCCCGTCCTGATGGGCGAGGTGTCGGAAACCATCGAATACACCGACGAGGACGGCGAGGAAGCGCACTACGAGCAGCCGGTGTCCTGGACCGCCATGAAAAAGGTGATCACGCTCGCCCTTCGCGCGCTGTCGGAGGGTCGCGCATGACCAGCGACAACGTATCCGTCGAGATCGGCCGCAGCACCTGGCAGGGCCCGGCGGGGGAGGCGCCGGTCCTCGCTGCCCTGACGCCAGCCCGGCAGCCCGAGGTAGACACGGGACCAAGCGTCGTCTGCAACGGCTGCGGCTGGGAAGGCGATGAGGACGCTCTGATCGCCACGCTCGATGCCGAGGACGGCGATCCGTGCCGGGCCTGCCCGGAATGCAGGACGGACGCCAATCTGATGGACGTCCCGGCGATTCGGCAAGATCGAGGACGGCAGGGTCAACTACATCAGCAACGGCCAGCGCGAGGACATGATCGCCATGCTCCGCGAATACCTCGCGCGGGTCGAGGGTCGCTATGCCGAGCCGCCGGAAGGGAGTGTCCAATGACTGACCGCTGGATCAAGCAGCCCGGCCCCGGCCAGTTTCGCGGCGAGGGCGAATGGGTGGAATACCTCGGCACCGACGACGAATGGGAATGGCTGCGCGGCACGGGGTTTCTGCCGACCGCGGAGGGGGAGAAGCCGGTGGAATGCGGGGTGAAGGCATGACCTACCATTCGCCCACCTTCACGGCGCCGCCGGTTGCCGTGGACCAGGATGTCCGCGAAGCCTTGGCAGCCGGCGCGCCCGTCGCCATCGGGATTTCGGGCGGCAAGGACAGCCAAGCTGCCGTGATCGCAACCATTGGCCACCTGGACTTAATCCGCCACACAGGACCGCGCGTTCTGGTCCATGCCGATCTGGGCATCGTCGAGTGGGACGCCAGCTTAACGATCTGCCAGGAACTCGCGCGCCATTTCGGCGTCGAGCTGATCACCGTCCGCCGGAAGGCGGGCGGCCTGATGGAACGCTGGGAAGCGCGCTGGCGGTCCAGCGTGGAGCGATACTGCAACCTGCTGACTGTGACGCTGGTCCCGTGCTGGTCCACCCCCGCGATGCGGTTCTGCACCTCGGAACTGAAGACGCACGTCATCACCGCAGAACTGCGCCGCCGCTTCCCGGGTCAGCTCGTAGTAAATGCGACAGGGGTCCGCCGGGAAGAGAGCGCCCGCCGCGCCCGTCAGCCAATTTCCGACCGCAAGCCCGGCCTGATAAATTGGCGGCCCGTTCTGGACTGGACCGAGGACCAGGTGTTCGCGGCCATTGACGCCAGTGGTATGCGGCCCCATCCGGCCTATCGCTGCTTCGTCATGTCCAGGGTCAGCTGCCGCTTTTGCATTATGTCGAACGGGCCGGACCTGGCGGCCGCCGCCGCGCAGCCAGAAACGCATAACCTGTATCGCCGCATGGTCCGGTTGGAGGCCGACAGCGGCTTCGCTTTCCAGGGCGCTCGGTGGCTGGGCGATGTCGCGCCTGGCCTGCTTGGTGACGGTCTGACAGCGGATTTGGCCGCAGCGAAATTCCGCGCCGAGCGGCGGAAGGCTATCGAGAGCCGCGTTCCGAGGGAACTGCTTTACGTCAAGGGTTGGCCTGTGCGTGTCCCCTATCAGGCCGAGGCCGAGTTGCTGGCTGAGGTCCGAAGTCAAGTTGCGGGACTGTATGGCTTTGACGCCCTCTATCTATCCCCGGGCGCGGTCATGGCGCGATACGAGGAGCTGATGGCACTGAAGGAAGTGCGGGAAGCCAGACGCTCACCCAAGAAAGCCGCCGGCCGGCTGCTGGACGGCCGCACCTGGGACGAGATGCCGGGGGTGTGGGCCTGATGCCGATCTATCCACCCCGTCCCGATCCTTTCGAATGCGCGATCTGCGGCAAGCAGCAGCCGCTGCAATGGTGCGATATGTCCCAGATGGACTATCCGCCGATCTGTTGGACCTGCGAGCAATACGGGTGGCGGCTGGGGCCGGTCACCCGCAAGCCCGACATGCGCCTGGCCAAGCAGATTGCGGCACTGTCAGAGGCGCTATCCGAGGAAGCCAGCCGAAAAATCTATGAGGAGGCTCGCCATGGCTGAGCGGGACTATGTCAGCACGCCGGTCGCAGACAGCCTCGGTCTGCGGGATATCATCCTAGGCCTTGCCGCCGACCTCCAGCAACTCCGCGACGGCAAGATCAGCCCGAACGAGGCCCTCGCCCGCGCTGCGCTGGCGAAGCAGATGTTCAACGGCGTGCGGCTCTACATGCAGGCGGTGAAGACGATCGAGGCAGCCGCGCGCGATGTCAGCGAACGGAGGGCGATTGCAGGGGGTGAGGAATGACCTTCCACCCTCACCTTCCCCTGATCATCGACAGCTTCGCCGGCGGCGGCGGGGCCTCGACCGGAATCGAGATGGCGCTCGGCCGCTCGCCCGATGTGGCGATCAATCATAGCGCCAAGGCGCTGGCGCTGCACGCGGCGAACCATCCCTCGACGCTGCACCTGGACAGCAACATCTGGGACGTTGACCCGCTCAGCGTCACCAAGGGCCGGCATGTCGGCCTGCTCTGGGCCAGCCCGGACTGCAAGCATTTCAGCAAGGCCAAGGGCGGCGCGCCCCGCGACCGCAATATCCGCGACCTGGCATGGGTTGTGGTCAAATGGGCCGAGGATGCCAAGCCCGACGTGATCTGCATGGAGAACGTCGAGGAGTTCGTGACCTGGGGGCCGCTCGACAATGATGGCCAGCCCATAAAGGAACTGGCCGGCGTCACCTTCGACCTCTGGCTGAAGCGGCTGAAGAAGGCCGGATACCGGGTCCAGTGGCGCGAGCTGCGCGCCTGCGACTATGGCGCTCCGACGATCCGCAAGCGCTGGTTCCTGATCGCGCGGCGCGACGGCCGGCCCATCGTCTGGCCGAAGCCGACGCACGGCGACCCCAAATCGAAGGAGGTCCGCAAAGGCAAGCTGCTGCCTTGGGTCGGCGCGCATACCTGCATCGACTGGTCCCTGCCGTGCCCGTCGATCTTCGACACCTCGGCCGAGGTCATGGCCAAGCACGGCCTGCGCGCCGTGCGGCCGCTGGCGAAGAACACGATGGCCCGCGTGGCGCGCGGCATGGGCCGCTATGTGATCGAATCGCAGGATCCGTTCCTTGTCATCCTCAAGGGCACCGATCGGCGGGACCGGCCGGTGAATGCCCCGCATCCGACCGTGCTGGCCGGTGGCGGGCACAGCTCGCTTGTCGTTCCGAGCATCGTCGGCTGCGGCGGTCGGGCCGGCCAGAGCCGCCCGCGCGGCGGGGACGAGCCTTTCGCCACGATCACGGCCAAGGCCGACGGCTGCATCGCGACGGCCACGCTGGCCCCCAGCATCCAACGCTTCAACGGCGGCGCGACGGGGCAGGATATGCGCGACCCTATGGCCACGGTGACCGCGAACAGCTGGATCAAGAAGCCGGGCGGTGCCGCACCGCTGGGGATGCTGGCGCCCTATCTGGCCACGATGCGCAACAGCCAGAAGCCGTGGCAGCGCGCAGACGAGCCGACCCACACGATCACGGCTGGCGGCGCTGGCCTGACGCTGACCGCCCCCTATCTGGCCACCTTCTACGGCCATGGTGGCGGCCGTTCCGAACGCGCGGCCGATCTGGTCGAGCCGCTGCGCACGGTCACCGTCGAGAACCGGCATGCCCTGATCGCTCCGGTGCTGACCTATGCCCAGCAGGGCGGCGGCAATCGCTCGGTAGAGGATCCGCACCACACGATCTGCGCCTCGAGGAAAGACCAGAACAGCCTGATCGCGGCGACGATGGTGCATGTCGGCAATGGTGAGCGAGCTGGGCAGAAGCCCAGGGCACTGGACGTGTGCGCACCGCTCAACACGGTGGTTGCGGGCGGAGTGAAGCACTATCCCGTGTCCGCGTTCCTCGCCCAGCAGAACGGCGGGCCGCGCATGGATGCGCACGCGGGCCACGATTTGCGCGACCCGATCAGCACCATCGCGGCCTCGGGCAGCCACCAGACCCCGGTCGCGGCGTTCTTTGCCAAATACTACGGCACCGGCGACGGTGCGCGGACAGACGGGCCGATGCACACCATCACGGTCAAGGACCGGATGGCGCACATGCAGGCCGAGCTGGCCGCGCCGCCCTTCGCGCCCGAGCATCATGCCCGCGCCCGCCAGGTGGCCGAGTTCCTGCGCGAGCATGGCGCCTGGGACGGCGGCGAGTTCGTCACGCTGGAGGTCGAGGGCGTGACCTGTGTCGTGATCGACATCGGCATGCGGATGCTGACCCCGCGCGAGCTGTTCCGCGCCCAGGGCTTCCCCGACGATTACGTCATCGAGGGCGTCTGGCGCGAGGACGAGGCCGGCGAGTGGCGCTGGCAGCCCTTCGCCAAGGACGTGCAGGTTTCGTGTTGCGGCAACAGCGTTTGCCCGCCCATCGCCGCCGCCATCGTCGGCGCGAACTGCCGGCACATAGCGATCGAAGAAGAGAGGAGGATGGCGTGATGGGTAAGCACGAGCCAGCTTTTGCGCCGCGCCTTCTGCCTGCACCGGAGGCTGCGCATTACCTCGGTATCAGCGAGACTACGTTGCGTGGCCTCCGCCTGCCCCGCCGGATGCTGGGGGGAAAGCGGCTTTACGACCGGCTCACCCTTGACGAATACGCCTCCGGTCTGCCTGTTGATAGGGAGACCGGGAATGAGGCGTCGGAATGCGACAGGGCATTTGGGCTGTGAAGTTGAAGGGCATCAGGCGCCAGAAGCGCGGCGACAAGGTGATCCGCTATCATCGGGCCACCGGCATACGCCTGCCCGATGACATTCCCGAGACACACCCGGACTTCGTCGCCGCCTGGGCGCGGTGCGAAGCCGGGCAGGGCCAGCCTGAAGAAAGGAAGGTGGCGGCGCCGAGCGGATCGCTTGCCGCCGCCTGCATCGCGTTCAGGGGATCGCCGACTTTCGCGCAGCAATCGCCGGTCTATCGCGACATCCTGACCCGCAACATAGAGGCGATCCGCGCCGAATATGGCCACGTCGCGATCAAAGCGATCAAGGCTCAGCACATCAGCGCCGACCTGGCCAAACTGGCTGGCACCAGGCCGCTATCGCGGCTCAAGACGTGGCGCAAGGTCATGGATCATGCTCGCCGCACTGGATTGATCGAGGAAGATCCGAGCCTGACCGTGAAGGCGCCGAAGGTAAAGCTAAAGGGCCACGAGGTCTGGACGGGAGGCGACATAGAGGCGTTCCGGGAAAAATGGAAAATCGGAACCGTGCAGCGCGCCTGTTTCGAGCTTCTGCTGTGGACCGCGGCGCGGACGGTGGATGCCGTGCGGATCGGGCCGCAGCACGTCGGCAAGGATGGCGTGCTGTCGTTCCGACAGTCCAAGACCGGGGGTATGGCCTATGTCCCATGGACCGCGCCCTTGCCCGCCTGGGGCGTCGGATGGGCGGATGAGCGGCGAGAAATGATGGAGGCGTTACGGTGCCTCGCCGGTGGGCTGACGTTCCTCCAGGCGCGCAGCACGCGGCCGAGATCGGAGAAGGGGCTTAGCAACCTCATCAGCGCGGCGGCACGCGAGGCAAGGCTCGAAGGCCGCACCGCGCACGGGCTTCGAAAGGCGCGCTTGACGCGGATAGCGGAGGCAGGCGGGTCGGCGCACGCCATCAAGTCATGGGGCGGTCACAAAACCCTAGCCGAGGCCGCGCATTACACCGAGTCAGCGGATGCAAAACGGCTGGTCACCGGCACGGAACAGGAACAGAACGTTGTATCACCTGCCGAACGCGATACAAAAACCGCAAATAATTGAATAAAATCAATGCTGATTTGAGACGATGGCGGACGGTGAGGGATTCGAACCCTCGAGACGGTTCCCCGCCTACACACTTTCCAGGCGTGCGCCTTCGACCACTCGGCCAACCGTCCGTGGCGGATCGTCTAGCGCGGCGGCGCGGATTGCGCAAGCCGCAGATGCCTCATAGCTTCGAAATCCGCTTCTGCAACTCGGCAAGCTGGCGGCGGATCTCGGCCATGTCCTCGGGGGCGGAATCCTTGGGCCCGCCGGGCGCGGGCGCATCTTCCGCCGCCTCCTGGTCGGGACCGCTGCTGCCGGCGCTCCAGCCCGATGCCATCGCCCTAAGGAAAAGCTGCTGCTGGCGCTGGAGCGCCTCGAAACCCGGCATCGAGGACATCGGGTTCGGGAAAGTAGACAGATTCTCCATCATCTTGGACTGGCCGTCGCGCAGCATCTCGAAACTGGCGGCCAGGAATTGCGGCACGACGGATTGCGCCTGGGTCGTATAGCTGCGCACCAGGTCGATCAGCACCTCGATCGGCAACACGCTTTCGCCCCGCCCCTCGTGCTCGGCGATGATCTGCAACAGATATTGCCGGGTCAGGTCGTCGCCGCTTTTCAGGTCGACGATGCGCACCTGCCGCCCGGCCCGGATGAACCCCGCGATATCGTCCAGCGTGACGTAATCGCTCGTCTCGGTATTATAGAGGCGGCGGCTCGCATAACGCTTGATCAGAAGCGGGGTCGTATTCTCGGCCTCGGCCATGGCTCCTCCGGTGCATTTGCAGCATGATGGGAAATGGCCCGCGGAAATGCAAAGAAAATCGCCATCCTGCGCGCGTCCCGGCCGCCTGTCCGGCATGAGAAAAGGGGCAGCGAACTGCCCCTTGTCCCGAACGTCCCGGAAACCGGGATCAGAGCTTGGCGGCGGTGCCGGCCGAGGACGCAGCGGCTGCGGCCTTCTTGACCGCGGCCTGGGTTTCGCGGGTCGCGTTTTCGGCGGCCTGCTGGGCGTCGGACGCCAGATCCTTGCCGGCGGTCAGCATCAGGTCGACGGTGTCCATCTGAACCTTCTTGGCCACTTCGGCAAAGGCGGCCATATGCTCGGCAGCCATTTCCGCGGCGGCCGAGGCGAAATCGCCCAGCGCCTTGGCATATTCGGCCGGCTCTTCCTTGGTCGCGGTCAGCTCGCCCATGCGGGCGATGGTGTCCTTGGCCCATTGGGCGGAAATCTCGGTCGAACGCTCGGCGGCGGCCAGGGCGACCTGGGCCATCCGTTCGCCCAGGGCGGTCTGGGATTTGAAGGCGTCCTGGAACGACGAAGTGTCGACCGGGAATTTCGCCATCACGTCTTGCAGGGTCTTGGTGAAGTCAGGGGTCTTGGCCATGTGCTCTCTCCTTGAACGGTGCGAAGTCCGGCACCGGTTGAACTGTCCTGTCCCCCATATACTTTCTGCACCGCAGCATTGCAAGATTTTCTTCGCTGCGGCGCAGAAAAACCTTAGGCCCGCTCGTGGACATAGGCACCGGGCGCGGGACCCAGGCCGGTGCCGGGATCGCGGGCCGCAACCATGGCGCCGGCGCGGCCGGCCAGCCATTCGCCCCAGCGGCCCCACCAGCTTCCCTGGTGATGGCGGGCCTGGTCGCGCCAGTGCTGCTCATCCGCGCCAAAGCCGGCATCCGAAACGTAATGCCCGTATTTCTTCTTGCTTGGCGGGTTGACGATGCCGGCGATATGACCCGATTCCGACAGGATGAAGGTCTTGTCCCGCGCCCCCATCTGCGCGATGCCGCGCCAGCTGTCCTTCCAGGGCGCGATATGGTCGGTCTCGCAGGCGATGGCGCATAGCGGCACGGTCACGTCGCGGATATGCAGACGGTGGCCCAGCAGGTCGAACCCTTCGCGCACGAAGCGGTTCTGCTGGCAAAGCCCGCGCAGATATTCCACCGCCATGCGTCCGGGCAGGTTGGTGCCGTCGCCGTTCCAGTAAAGCAGGTCGAAGGCCGGCGGCGTCTCGCCCAGCATATAGCTGCGGATCGCCGGCCCCCAGACCAGGTCGTTGGCGCGCAGGAAGCTGAAGGTGCGCGTCATCAGCTGCGCGCCCAGCACGCCGGTGCGCGCCGCCTCTTCCTCGATCCCCGACACGAAATCGTCTTGCAGATAGGCGGTGAACTCTCCCTGGTCCGAGAAATCGGTCAGGGTGGTGAAGAACGTGGCCGAGTTCACCCGCTCGTCGCCGCGCTGCTTGAGCAGCGACAGGGTCAGGGCCAGGGTGGTGCCGGCGATGCAATAGCCGACCACGTTCAGCCGGGGCTGGTCGGACAGGTCCAGCACCCGGTCCATGATCTCCAGATAGGCCGAGACATAATCGTCCATGCCGGTATCGCCATAGCTGGGATCGGGGTTCTTCCAGGCCACCACGAACAGCGTATGGCCCTGATCGACCAGCCATTTGATCAGGCTGTTCTGCGGCTTGAGGTCGAGGATGTAGAACTTGTTGATCCAGGGCGGAAAGATCACCAGCGGGATTTCATGCACCTGTCCGGTGCTGGGCTTGTATTGGATCAGTTCATAAAGCCGGGTGCGCGCGACGACCGTGCCCTCGGTGGTGCCGATATTCTCGCCCACGCGAAAAGCGCTGCGGTCGGCCAGCGAAACGATCAGTTCGCCATTGTTCTGTTCGACGTCCCGCACCAGGTTTTCCAGGCCGCGGACCAGGCTTTCCCCTTCGGTCTCCAGCGCCTTTTCCAGCGCATCGGGATTGGTGGCCAGGAAGTTCGTCGGCGCCATCATGTCGATCATCTGCCGGGTGAACCATTCGATCCGGCGCCGGTCGGTCATCTCGGGCAGGTCCAGCGCGCTTGCCGCCTCTTGCAGGGCCTGGGCGTTGATCTGGTATTGCCGCCGGATGAAGCTGAAAAACGGATGCGCCTCCCATAGCGGGTTGGAAAAGCGCCGGTCCTTGAGTTCGTCGGCAGGCGGCGCGGGCGCGGGGGTGCCGCGGGCCAGCGCCGCCTGGGCCTCGGCAAAGTGGCGCAGGGTCTGGCCCCAATAGCTGACCTGCTGGCCGATCACGCGTTCGGGCTGCTGGGCCAGAAGCCGAAGCCAGGCCCCGGCGGCATTGGCGAAAAAGTCGGGGCCGGGCATTTCGACGCCGGGATTGGGCGCGCGGCGCTGCGCCAGGGCGGCGACCAGGCGCTGGGTCAGCGATTCGATGCGCTCGATATTCCGGGCCAGTTGCTCGGGCAGGCGGCTGCCGGCCCCAAAGGCGGCCTCGGCAAAGGCGGATGCGGCCTGGCCGGGAACAGGGGTTTCGGCCTTCGCGTGGCCTGCGTCCAGGGACGGGGCGGCAGCCGGGCGGGCGACACTGCCGGCGGCGCGCAGGGCATCGTCGACAGCGCCCAGCGGATCGGGTTCGGCCTGGGTCTTTGCCGCGCCTTTGGCGGCCGGCTTGCGGCGGGTGCCGGTGCGCGGATCGCTGCGGCTGGCGGCCCCGGACCCGCGACGACGGCTTGCCGCACGCCGGACTTGCCGGGCGCTGCTTGCCCGGACCGCGGCTTTGGCGGGGGCG